CATTACCGGTATGTTTGGCGGGATACCCTCCCATTACTTCCAAACATTCCCTAGTAAACAAACTCATTATGTGAGTATTGGCCGCGCCGGTAATTTCATGCAACTCCCCGTTGTCAAACCAATAGTTTTCGGCGCGCCATTCCAGTTTGTCGCCAAGTTTGTTGAGGGAGTACGATAGACGATGAGGCAAACTCAAATCATCATCATCCCAACGACAAAACGCATTTGCATCCGCCGGAGCGGCATCAATCATACATTGTATTTTGTCGGAAAGGGTTGCAAACCTTTCCGTACAATTTATGATCGTAATTTGCGGATGGTCAAACACTAGAGTTTGACCGGGAGTATCATTGCAAATTATTAGATGTTTGTTTTGGTGGTCTTGGCGCAGGAAACTTTCGCATGATTCCTGAACCAGATTTGACAACTTCGGAAAACGATTGTACGTTGGCATTAGGCAAGCGATTTTCATTGTCTGTACCTTTGTTCTCTTGTGATATGGGCGGCGAAGGTAGCTTAGCGCGTAACTTGGCGGCAATGTCAAGTAAACGCTTTGCCTCTTTTTCCAGTGTTTCAATATCGGCAGTATCAAAGGTTTCCATTTCACGCTCTATTAAATCAATCAAACCCGTTAGCGTGCGGATGAAACGTCTTTCATTGTTGGTACGCTGTAACTGATTTATGCACCCTATAAATCCGCGCATAAACCATTGTTGCCAAACGCTATTTGATTTACCGAATTTCATTTCGGCGCTTCCATCGGCCAACTACCGATTGGACAAGGTTGATTTAACATCGCTGCTTTTGCTTCTATGTAGCAACCACAGATAGAGCAACGATTATCAACCCGTTGCGGACAAATAGAACATTGCTCTAGCCGCGCTTGGAGCAATTCAACGGGGGCATTCTTCGCCCCGCTTACAACGTGCGATGCAACCGCTTTCGCAAAGTTACCTGCCATTGTGATTGTTGAGGGGAGCGCGGGTTTATCTTCCGCACGGCAACCGATTACGGTTAATCCATGTTGTTCGTTGGTATGAAACACAACGGACCATTGCGGATTGGTTTGCATGAATTTCCGTAACGCTGTCAACAATCCTGATCCCCCATCCTCCCCTTTTTCGCGGTGCAAAAAGGTATCATGCATAACGATATATCGCGTAACACTTGGCGCGAATTTCGTTAGCTCATCCGTCAACCGCTTAAACGTATGTTGCGAATCAATAAACAACAAATCCGTTTCCGCGATTGTAGCGATTTCTGTTGATTGCTTAGGGTCGCTAGACATTGTTTCGCCTAGCAACACTTGCAAACGCTTGTACCCTTCATCCGAAGATTCAAGGTTGTACGAAACCAGCGTTTCCGGTTTCCCCTTAGCAAGAGCGATTGCAGATTCCCGGCGCTTGCTGAATTCCGTAATGCGCGGGCAAATTGACGCGAATTCTGCAAGCCTACTGAAATGCTGGTCTAAGTCGCGGGGTAATCCACCAACGTGCGCAAATAGAGCATCAACGGTTTCTATCTTCTCTAGCACTCCGCTTGCTCCGCACGCTGGTTTATTGTTGGGTAGTTCCATGTTGTTGATTGGATCGGCCAATATGTAATTGTATTGGTTCTCTGTTACTAGCTTCCCGTCAACAACAAAGTGTTGACGTAGCTTGTCCAAATCAATACCCAACTCATTATGTCCTAGAACATAATTGCGAAGTTTCCCCCAATTGGATAGCGGGAATCTTGCGCCGCTAGGTCTGCCGAAACGATGTACCCATTTGAGCAATCCTAAGCAAAGGCATCGCCTACCATGCTGCCTAAACTTAGTATGGATATACATTTCCTCCCCGCCAAATTGTCGGAAATGTTCGTTGAATCCTAACCATGCGGATTTACGGCAAGCGAAAGCGCCTAACCCTTGTCCCGGTATCTCAAATTCATCATCGTCATTGATACCTAGAATCGTGTATCCACGATTCAACAACTGCGGTTCATGCCCCGCATGTTCCAACACTGGCAACGGCGCTTGACAACTCCCGCAGAATGTAACCGGGGTTGATTCGGAATCTAATGCGACGTATCGCATTGTGTTGTTTTCGCCAGACATAGGCGAAAACAATAACGAATCCTTTCGGTTGCAAGAGCATTTCCACGCTTGCCCCCAAGTACCCCACATACCCGCGCGCCATTCATTATTGAAATGGGTATGTTGTTGCATTAGTGAATCCGCAACCATCGGACCACTAACCAAATCCATTGAATCGGGGTTTTTATCAAACCATGCAATCAGTTTATCAATTGCACCCGGTTGTAACAAAACGTGCGAATCAAGACATAGGACAATTTCCCCGTTGGCAGCGTCAAACACTTTTTGACGGGGTGCGGATGTTCCAACGGGGGACGGCATTGCAACATACTGAGTACCCGCAGTAAGTGGCGGTAGTTTTTTCTCTAGCAGTTGCTTAACTGTTTTGCCGTGTACGGAATTCGGATTGTTGTCCACAACAACCAATTCAACATTACGCATATCGTGATACATGCGCAATGCTTGTGTTGTGAAATACACTCCATCATAATCATCAAAAACTGCCATCCCGATTGTTAGTTTAGGTTTCATAGCGGCGAAGCTACCTTTCCCTAAAGAGTTAGATTGGACAATCCATCATGCATGTTGTTCCGGGGCCAAGGAATGTAAACATTCCACCACGGGCATTACAACTATTTTCAGTTTCCCCATCAAAACACATCATTGTCTCTAGTGAATCACAACATGCACCTAAACACATATCGCAATCAACGCATGTTCCCATGCAATCATGCCAACTATCAACCGCACTATCTAAGCATTCATAGTTGATATTACAACATACCGTCGGAATTCCGCCGGTCCATTCGCCATCATCACAACAACAGCAACCAACCGGATTGCCCATTTCGCAATCCTCAAATGATGAATAGATTGCACCTTCGCAATCTGTCATACCATCGCAATCATCAATACAACTGTTGCTTGCACAACTCCACATCCATACCGGTTCTGGCGTAGTTGTGGTTGTTGTCGTTGTGGTTGTTGGTTCGGCAGTTGTCGTTGTGGTTGTTGTAGTAGTGGTTGTGGTAGTTGTCGTTGTGGTTGTTGTAGTAGTGGTAGTTGTCGTTGTGGTTGTTGTAGTAGTTGGATAGCCGCAACCCGTATTCGTTACTTCACATTCCGCATGGCCGAAAATTGCGGGGTATGTACAAGGGCAATCGCTATCACAATCGTCAACAATCAATTCCCAAGACATACCTACAGCGTCCCAATCCCAAATGCAATCTTGGTCGCATGGATCGGCAGTTGTGGTTGTTGTCGTTGTTGGTTCGCCCGTGGTTGTATAGCAATTTGCGCACGGGTCTAGGGTTGTAGTTGTAGGCGGCGCGGGAGTTGTTGCGGGAGCATGGCAACCCGGATACACTGGCGCGCAAATATCACCATCTTCGGATGGTGCAACACAAGTACAACCTACAACCCCTTGCCATTCGCAATTGTTATCAATCAAAATCCATTCCGACAAATCAGGAATCCACCAATAGATACAACTACCGGTACAAAATATGTCCGGTGGTGGTGGTTCTACTGTTGTTGTTGTAACGCATGGCGTACTATCGGTTGCACAATCAATACAAGGGGTTTCGGGCGGGGAGCATGGACAACCCGCGTTGCAACCGTTTCGCGTGCGATGCCAAGTTAATACACCCGTTCCGAAGTTTGGCAAACATGCCCAATCGCAACCATCCGCACAACCCGGCGCAAGAGTTGTTGTATTGCAATCGCAAGTTGTCGTTGGTGCTGGCGTAGTTGTTGGTTCGGTTGTTGATGTAGTAGTTGTAGTTGTGGTTGTTGGTTCGGTTGTTGTAGTGCAATCAACTACCGGTTCCGTTTCACCCGATGCGCAAAATGTGTATGTGCATTCCCCCGGAGTTGTTCCGCAGAAGTTGGGATAGACGCAAGTGCAATTTGGTTCCGGGGTTGTCGTTGTGGTTGTGGTAGTTGTTGTATTATCACAATCGCACGGGTCATACGTTGTTGTAGTTGTTGGTTCCGGTTCTCCCGTGGTTGTTGGTTCGCTAGTTGTCGTTGTTGTGGTAGTGGTTGTTGTAGTTGTCGTTGTTGTGGTGCTAGTTGTAGTATTACAATAATCCTCAACTAAATGCCAACTTCCGTCCCCGCTCCATAACCATTGACAATTGCCGGAACATGGCGGCAGCGTGGTTGTAGTTCCCGGTTCTCCCGTAGTAGTCGTACTATGCATGTTGTGTTGTATGCCATCATGCACTAGCAACCCAACTCCCAATGTCTCAACCGCTTCCACTACATCGCACAAACCATATTCGGTTTCCTTTGGATTCCAAACATCCATGTACCACGGTTCTAGGCGGTTGTTAGGATCGCGCGCGGTTTTTAATTCGCCTATTGCATTACGAAATCGTACCGCAATCCTCCCCGTTCCTAGTGTTTTTGTTTCCTTGTCGTATGCTGTAATTTCTTCTGTTACGCAACCAATCACGTTGACCGGTTCGCGCGTGCGCGTAACGAGAATTAAATCATCGTCATTTGGTTCGGATAGACATACTAAACCGTGTCTATCGCTAGATACTTCCCAAGTATCAAAATCAACTCCGCAACTATGGGTTACTTCTGGAATCAAACCGGCAGCAACTTTGATCGGTACGGGTTTAGAAAACCCTATGATTTCTACAATGCCTTTATTGTTTGCAGGAATACCGATGCTGCCGTTTGTAAGCAGTACAAGCGGACTACCAAAATAGGTATCAATTCCGATACGTTCCGCGACAACTCTTGCCGGTTCCGCAAATGCGGCAGTATCTTTGATACCAAAAATGGAGTATGGGGGAATTTCGGCAACGGTTTCTATTTCGATATAGTACGTTGCATGTTTTGTTTTCGTTCCTAGTGCGCTACCTATTTCATCAATTACCCCATCCGCTCCAATACTCTTTGCCTTACACGCGCGTATAATGGCGTTAAACATATCCAAAGGGATTCTATCCCCTTCGGATAATTCAATTAGAGTTTCGGCGGTTTGTGGTAAATGATTTGGCACTAGAACAAAATGCTAGAGAAATCACCCGGCGGATAATTCTTATACTCGCCAGCGGGATCGCGCAAAAAGATTTTTTCCCATGCTTGGGATTTCGCACGCCAGTATTTATTCCATCCCTGCGGTTTGTACGAAAACTTTAGGGCTAATGTCCACCCTTCGCTGCCGTTGGTGCGAATGATTCGGTTGAGTTGCGGCGGTTGATATAGTAAGGTTTCCTCATCAAACGTGAAACCTAGCAACCCCGATACATAGGCAGTATCGTTGACTTGACCGATTGCCGTTAGAACGGCAGCGGGCATTGATGAAAGATTGTAAAGCGTGCGAACTAAGTTAAGCGATTTGTATTGCCGTCCCGGCGCTTCACCTTCTAGCAATGCATCGCCATCCGCTGCCGCCCATGCAAACCGTTTGTAATCTTGCGTTATAAACTCAACATTCGGTTCCAAAGATTCGGATATTAAATCTTTGATTCGATGCGAGTAAGCAACAGTTACTAGCGCATGGTCATAGACTAACTGTTGACCATCGGTTGCCCCGCACTCTCCCCCGCTTCGTATAGAAGCGTTGACCGCTTGCGGCGGGGAAGCAAAACCAGTACCCGGATAGACGCGCGGAGTACTTAGCAAGTCTGCCACAAGGGAAAAACGGTCATTCCAAGCGCAGCGGAGCGTAACCCCTGCGCTCATTCCGGTTTCAATGTCGAAACCTTCGGAAACTGTATTATGTTCTTCCGAACATGCAACAGCGGAGTAAGTACCCATTTAACTACCTATGCAATGTGCCTACGGTTTCGATTGTTTCGGCGGTTTCTTCCGTTGCCTTAACAGTCTTATCCGCCAAGCTAATATGGTCTTTGGTAGTATGTACCAACTCGCCTAGCAACTTGTTATTTTCCGCCGCTAGTTCGTTAGCTTTTACAGCTAACTTAATTGGATCATTGTGAGTTAATGCAGCGGCGGCAGCAATACGCTTATTGAGGGAATCCAAATCCTCAAATGTTGCTTGCTGTCCCTTATCCTCTTTTTCTTTTTTCGCTGCCTTTGCCTTTTTCCCCTTTGTATCATCCTTCGTTGTGAATGCGTCCGGGTCAAATTCATCGCTTGCCGTATTGGTCAAGTCAATATCTTTTTCACCCTTGCGGAATAAGTCTAACAATGCTTTTTTGTTAGCGGCGAAATCTTCCGCAAATTTGCCGGTTAGTTTTAGAGTAAGCGCGGCAACTTTGGATTGTAAATCTTTTTCTAGTTCGGTTGGGATGCGCTCCGCAATTTCGGGTAACTCATCCATCGTTAATTGGAAACCTTCCAACAACGATGTAAACTTGAAATCAAATCCCCTGCCTTGCAACGCATCTTTGACGGCAACAACAAAATCCATAATGTTTTTGCCCATATTGGTTAAGATGGTTGCTTGAAACTGTTGCAAGTCAAACCATACCTTTAACCAATTATCACCAAACCAACTTAGATATTGCGGCAGCGCTTCCGTCAACCAATGTCGCAACATCTCAAAATTTGACACGGTTTGCAATGCCCATGTATTGATCGCAAGCAAACCAACATCAACGAAATTTTCAATGACTAATTGCAATCCCGTGAATGCTGCAATTCCGGCATCTAGCATAAAATCAAAGAATGGTTGCAACTGTTGCATCATTGATTTAACTCCCGTTATCATCATGCTAGACCATGATGCAATAACCGGAATTAGATTTTCAATGACGGTAGCTAAACCATCCATCATTGGGGATAGCTCTTGCAACCACGGTATCAACATTTCGCCAATTGATTCTGAAATATCCCCGAAACGGTTTTTCAGAATTTCCATTTGGCCGCTAAATGTCCCGCCGATTTTTTCCGCCGCTCCCCCGAATTCGGATTGCAACTCTTTCAAGATAACACGCTGCGCGCCCATAACGTCGCCAGATTTAATTAGCGCGTTAATCATTTCCTCTTGTTGTTCCGTAAAGGATACGCCAGCGCGGGAAAGCGCGGTCATTCCTTTTAACGGATCATTGAGCGCTTTAGCAACTTGCATAGATGCGCCGGATAAGTCTGTACCCATTACAGTTGCCATATCCTGCGCTGCTTTAGTTGCCTCAATAAAAATATCCCCCCGGATATTCTTAAAGGTTGCAATGATTGCCATTGCCTCTTGCGTAGTTTCACTCTCAAATTTTGTTACGCTTTGCAACTGGTCTGCTAGTCCAACCAATTGTTCTGTAGTGAAACCGGCGGCGCGTCCCGTTGCTGTCATAACCGCATCTAGTTTCGCGGTTGATTCCTGCGCCGCTGCCGCTGCCTCAACAAAGGATTTGCCCCAATCAAAGACGGCGCGGACAGACATAACCGCGCCGATGGTAGCACCAATAGCAGCAAACGCGCCCATGATTTTGCTACCGAATCCTTTAATCATGGATTCGGAACCACCTAGCGCATCCTTTAGGTTATCGTTCCTGCCTTTAATGTCGATGGTTACAGCGTTGCTCATTCGTTATTCCTCTCCGCTAACCAACGCTTGTAATCCTCATCGGAAGCAAACGTAATTGTTTTGCCGTCTGTTTCATCTTTCGACAAAGCAATCAGTTGCTCTAAGGGTGACATACTCGCAATCGTTGCGAATGACCACCCGTACGCGCGGGCGAGTGCGCGATATACCGTTATTTTTGACGGTGCGCTGCGTTTCTTCTCTTTCGATTTTTGCCCCCTTTTTTCCCGCTGTTAGCGGGTAGGTTTGCCGTATCGGGCATGTTGAGAGTCTTGAAAACCCGGTTACATTCTTCTATGTTTTCCGGGTCTAACAACAATTGATGCAATGTTTCTTCGGAAACGTGCGGATGATTCGTTTTGATTGTTTGCCAAATCAAACGGGTCATACCCTCAACTGTTGCCAGTATCCGCGCGCCCGTACCCGTGAAAGCGGATAGCGTGGCGGCAGTACGGAAAGCAATGTCTAGCGATTCCTCCCGCTCCCGTTGCGTGGTCTGCGGGGTGAATGAGGATTTAACCGTATGAATATATTGGTTGCGTACCCATATATCCAATTCGGTAATATCCGTATCGCTCAACCGGGATGCTGCAAACTTATGTTTGCCAAGATGCAACGGATGAGTTGCACCGGTTATTCTTTCCTCATTGCGAAGTATCATTTTGCGGCGAATCCTACTAAAGAGAACGGATTAACCCCACCATGCGGACATTGCGCCCGGTAGGGTAATGCTACCCAAATTCCCGCCAACGTGACCGTTCATTTCCATATTTACAGTACGTTGGATGATTGCTCCCGTTTCAATGTCAACGGTAATGTTGGTAAAGTTTCGTACCTTACCCCATACCAATTCCCAATAATCGGTATCGTCAATCCACAACCGGAGTTGCAAATCGTCCCCCTTATCAAATGCGTATGCACCCCGGATTACATCTTGTTGGACAATCGCCAACGTCCAATCAAGATTACCCTTTTTGCGACCCGTGTTGCAACCAGTTGAGGAATTGACGTAAGCAAGGTTTTCGCTTGTGAGAGTAAGCGAAGCGGAAAGCAAATCTGTCATTTCCGCCCATGCCATGCCATCCGTCGAATACTCAATTTTGGTTCCGCAGACTTCCGGTACAGTTGGATCGGTCGCATCCGTAACCGCCGCGCCGCTTGCCCAAGTCAAACCCAAATGACCGGAGAAGTTGATTGTATGATTGATGATTTCCCCGTTTTGCCAATTCCAATTGATGTTGAGGGAATCAACAATTGCGTTGCCGCTTGCCCGTTCGCCCGCGCCTGATACATCATCATTAGGCGCGGTGTAACCGATGAAAGCAAATATATCACCGGGTAAAACTACGGGGGAATGTCCGTAACCTTGAAACGTACCGTTCCAAGAGTTGATACCGTTGCGCCGCGCCGCTCCCTTTGCGGTATTGCTGGCGACGAATTTTTGAGGGGTCATTTCATCAACAATCGTCCAATTACGAATTGTTGATTGACCATTGACAACGCCATGTTTGCCGGAACGAATAGACATTTAGGGTGACTCCGAAAAAACTAGGTTAGTTGTCTTAAAGTGCATTTCGATTTCAAGGTTAAACACACTTGTCCAACCCTTGATTTGTCGATTGCGGTTAGGGTCGCTTTCCCCGGATGCTAGGTCTAGTATATGTACCCGCTTAACAAAGGTTTCCCCTTTCCAAGTTAAAGCGCCTAGACCGGTTTTCCATTGGCGAAGATTGCATAATACAATCCAATTCAACACTTGCGCGAATTCATTTACGCGCCAATCGCCAGTGTTGATTACAAACATCCAACGGGAAACAACCTTAGTTGATGAGGATGAATCAAATAGGTTGATTGCCGCGCCACCAAATGCAACAGCGAATTCGGGTAGGTCTGCGGTTGCAACGATTTGTTTGATTGGGTTGTTATCGGTGGTGCTGTCATACTTAACCCGATTTGCAGGAGGGATACGATCAGTAAATTGCGTATCCGCTTCTAGCAATGTCCAAAGTTGTTCTAAAACTTTGGTAAACGGGTTAGGATATGTTGCGGCCATTACTTTATTTCGTCGCCTAGTTGCTTTAACGCTTTTTCCATATCGTTCGCCATTGCGGTAACGACATTAGCAAGCGGTGCAACTATGATTTCTCGTTTTGGTAAATGTCCTGCGCCGTCGTTGTGAAAACTGGCAATATCTGCAATGGTAGCGTTGCCGCCGCTGCCGTGTTTATGGGGGCCACCGAAACCAACACGAATACCAAACGGGATATGCTCTTGTAATGCGCCGGGTTTGCCGCTGAATACGGGAGCAAGCACCGCAAACAAAATTCCCATATCTCGCAATATGCTTGCCTTGACCGCCTCAACTGTCCCCTTTCCTTTTGGTCGCTTTCCTTTCCTGCGCCTTGCTAATGTTGACGCTGCTAGTTGCGGCCAATCCCCGCCACCCTTAGAAAATTTATCAAACCGCTCTTGTACGAATGATCTATACCGTACTCCCCATTGTTTGATTGCTTTTTCTACTGGTCCGGTACGTTGATTATTTAATTCGGCATCAACTCTTGCCCAGAATTGATGTAACCCGGATAAATCAACATCAACGCTAATTTCCGGGGTTGCCATTGATACGCTAGGAAAACAAAAACACCCGCGCCCCACAAATCATTTGCGAAGCGCGGGCGATTGCATTGCCGTACCCCGCTCAATCAATGTTCCCTTCGCCGCTTAGGAACCCTTGACAAGAGCGCCGGGACGGGTGCAAATAAGCAGCGGATTGCTTTGCGAGTGCATTGCAATTCCCGTCCCCATTGGCAACGGTTCCTGTTTTGCATAAACAGGCTTGCCAACCGTGTTGACGGTTTCGATAAAGTTGGCGGGCGCGTAATGCTCCAAAAACAAATCGGGTACGCCAACCGGAAAGAAACGGCAAGTATCGGCAGGGATGAAATCGACCGTACCAACTTTGCCGCGATAGTTTTCCCAGATAATATCCGAGAATGCAAAACCGCTGCGCTGTTGAGTACGCGCGAAACTGTTTTCCTGATGCCGCTCAAAAGCGCGGACAACGGATTCATGCGCGATGAATGAATCCCAAAAATCATTTCCACAAATCGCGTGGATATGATCGTAAGGGGTAGCGCCCAGCGCTTCCTCAACCACCCGAATTACTTCGGTCGATTTGGTTTTCATATCCTGCGCGCCTGCGGTGAAATCGAAATTCACCGTATTTTCCGTAATGGAAAATTCGGTAAACAGATTGCGCAGAACGGTTGAACCATCGGCATCCAACACGATTCCGCGAATCGCGCCAATGCGGTGATACTCAACCGTTACTTCCAACGATTGGCGCATCGTTGCCAACATTTCGTTGACAACATCCGCGATGGTTTCGGTAGCATCTTCGCTACCGAAAGCGCGGATGCCTTGTACATCATCCGCTAAAATCTGGTCATTCACGGGCAAATGGTTTGCCTTGAATGGCCGCGCTTCACGCGATGCGCGCGTATTGAGCGTTGTTTGTACGCCGCGCGGCTTATCGGGAATCAACGACAACTTGCCGTGTTGTTCCTCAATAAGTGCAACGGTTTTGGTAATTCCGATGCGACGAAAAAGACCCATCGCACCCAATCGACCGGGTTTGTACGGCAACTTATTCATCGCTGCCGTAAGGGAAAGCGAATCAAACGCGCTTCCCGTGAAAACATTCAACATTGTCATAGCTCCAAAAGGGATATTGTTTGCGTTTCGCTTTCACTTCTACCCGGTTGATTTGTTGCCGCTCTATCGTACGCGCCGATTACTCAACTTGCGTTGTCGTTTCCGCAGGTTCAGTATGGCAAAGAATCGGCGGGGAAAGCGCCGCAAGTCGCGTAACAATGTCCGCGATTGTAAATGCAGCATCTTCCGCATCGTTCGCGGGGAGCATGGATTTTCGGATTATCGCTGGACCGCGCACGAGAAATGCACGCTTACCACCGGGATAATCGTTCGCTGTTGCAACTTCATCAATATCTTCCGAAGTAAGCAACAAACCGTCGATTCCCGCTTCGCCGCCAGCAACCGCCAATTCCGCTTTGCCGCCCGTGATATTTACGGGCATCAACATTGGATTGGTAACGCCAACGGTGCTACCCGTTGTATTGCGCAAAGTGTATTCTTCGCGCGTATAGGCGGGGTTAGCTTCGTATGCAACCCCATCCGAAAGCGTTTTGTTTTTCGTCTTGACCGTCATGGTTTGATTTCCTCAATACTGGTTTGTTGTTTGTACCGATGCTCTACCCGCTACCGCGACAACTGCAACCCGCTCAACTATTGCTTCGCCGCTGCCGCACGCGCTTCCGCGTTTTTGATGAGCGGATTTTCGTTCGCGTCAAGCGAATGCGAAAGAGCAACCGTATTGCCTTGCGGTCCAGATTGCTCCCGCAGTTTCACGGGGTCATTTTTGGAAAGCGCCGACAAAAGCGAATCAAATGGGTCGATTGCCTTAACATCGGTATTGGAAAGCGAAAGCGACAAAGCGCCATCGCTCAAATGCGATTTGGTCAAATCGTCCAAAACCGCTGGCGTAATGTTTCCATTCTTAACCAGCGTATCCAGTTTCATTTTGCGATTGTCACGCAAAAGGTTGACCATGCTTGCCGTTACAACGGGCGGATTGCCTTGCTGTACCGGCGGCGCGGGCGGGGTCGCTGGCGGGGTCGCCGGCGCGGGCGGGGTCGCTGGCGGGTCGCCTGCGGGGTTAGGCGGGTCGCTGGCGGCAGCGCTTACCTTTTTCAGAAGCGCCGCAACTGCCTTATCAATTGCCGCTTCCAATTCTTTTTCCTCAACCTTTTTGTCAATTCCCAATTTGTCCGCAATAGAACGAAGCGCCATGTTTGGATTCTCCGCAAGGGTTAAAGATAACGCGATTGCCTCAAATTTTTCTAACCCCGGAATTACGGGATAATCCGTCAAGGCAACATGACGAATCGGACGATGATAAAGGTTTGCTTTACCATCCGTATATTCATCGGGTACGAAAATTGAGACGTTGGCGCTTTCGCCAAGTTTTAAGGATTGCTCATCCTTAAATTCGATGTAACCATATAGCGCGGGAATTCCTCTTTTGTTTTGTCTGATTTCTGTTTTAATCAGAGTACCGCGCCGCTGGTCTGTATCGGTGGTATGTTCTTTCGGTACGGGAATATCAACCCCGTTTGCACTCATTGCGATAAAAGTATTGTGCCAATGTTGCAATACTTTTTCGTCAACGGAAAACTTGATATGCTCCCGCGCTGTTTTCTTCTCAAAATGTCCAACGTAAATCAACTCTTTACGACGTACTAACGGATTGCTTCCGCTCAATTCAAGCGGTTCCGTATTTGGAACATCGTAAGCAAAGTTGAGGATAGACATAGACGGTATGTACCCGGAAACCCTCTAGGTTAGCGGAGCGGCCAGCGGCTAGACCTACTGATATACTTGTCCGGGGTTAAAATCAAACCCCTTATCGGGCGATAGTTCCGCGCCGTTCTCTAGCGTATCCGGTGGTTTGCTGATTTCTCTTTCCTCAAAAATTGGAATCGCTTGACAACGACAATTCCAACCATTAGGCGGATAGAATCGGGACCAAAAAGAATCACCCTTTGGCAGCGTTACATTATCTAGTACAGCGTGTGATTCTCTAACTCTATCATCGCCAACTGTTACATACTTGTAACCCCAAAGTATCTCTTGTATATCGGGGTCTTGCTCCGCTTGCCATTTACCTGCGCCGAATGTCAATTGTACTTGTGTACGAAAAATAGTTTCAAGTTGAAACGGTTTCTTTGGTGACAATCCCAATTCGTTAAACCGTTCCCCTAAAACCTTAATTGCTTCGCGTGCGGATGCCCCTTCGCGTACTAGGTCTGCAAAGGTTTCCTCTAGTTGTCCCTCAATTTCTTCCGATACGTTGTTGAGTATTCGCAACGCTTGCGTATCGTACTTCTCTTGCAACTCTTTTAGGTCTAACCCCGTGCGCTTTTGCAAGATGCTTAACGCATCATCTAGCGCGGACAGTTGCAATGCCCCCGCTTTTAGTTTCCTCATCAATGACGGTTCCTGCCGCTTAATCAAATAGAAGCGGCGGAAACCGGAAAGATGCGCCGCCATCATCGTATTAACTAGCAGTTGATGTAACTGCTTAACGACATACGGCGCAACATGGAATTTGTTACCGCTACGGAAAGACTCAATTTGCCTTGCCCTAATCTTTCCACTAACGCGCACGGCAGAACGAATAGACAACCGTGTTATGTTGTCTAAGTCTTTTAGGGAGCGTTGCAAAAAGATTGGCGATAACGGCATTGTTAGCGGCGCGGTTGTTTTTGTTCGCGTGGTTTTCGCTCAATCTTTGGAAAGACAATAACGGGTTGAATAGGAATCGGATTCCCGTTAATGTCTTTCGGTGGTTCGGGAAATTCGATTTTGTGTTTTACGGTTGCATCATGCTTTACATTCACTTCCGTAGGACCACAACCCGATACGATGCAAGCGGAAACAACACAAACAATCAACATCATTCGCATAAACTGTACTCCCTTACGCTGTATCCTCCGCATTAACAATGCCCGGAACGGAAGTAACGGACATTTCAACATCCAACTTGATTTGACCCGCAACGATACGCGCTAATAGCGCTTCCGCCTCATCGCGTACCGCTTGCATTGCCGCTTGCGCATCTTCTCCCTCAACCAATCCGCGCGGCATTTGATACAGCGTACAACCGGCTAGTTGCGCCGATAGGTCGATGATTGTTTGCGGCGGGGTATCAAATGGAATATCGTAATATGTTCGCCGCAACCTATCGTTGATATAATCAGTTGCCTTTTGTGATGCCCATGTAATACGGTTATTGATTGCCGTTGCACCCGCTCCGCTGTCCGCGACGTTATCAGCGTTTGCCCATTTCCTAGTATTGGTTTGACCAAACACTAGGTAAATATCATCGGCATCGTTATACGCTGGCATGATTCACGCAAGTTTAATCAAAGGATAAATTGCCCGCACGCGCGCCATAGGTACGCGCGTGCGGGCGCGGGTAGAGCAGACTAGCGGTATGTACCCTTACTCCGCTGCCGGTAGCAAATCGTCAACCATCCGCCGCATACCGTTTCGCGCTTCGGTTTCATCCGCTCCCGCGCGTTGCTCATCCGAAATTGTCGGAATACCTAGTTTATCTCGCAACGCTGCCATATCAATCGAATCTGCCTCTTGCGCAAATCCTTCTATGTTGCTTAGAAATACTTCGTAAATCTTACGCAAGTATTGCAACGCTAGATCGGTAATGGGAGCAACCGCAATCCAAACTGTGTTTTCCGTTTCTGGTCCGTAGTTCAATCTCAACAACTGGTTTACTAGATGCCAATTGTATTGTTGCACCATGATTTGATGCCGCAACTCCATATTGGTAATTGCAAAATCCGCATGCGCTTCCGCTTCTGCTTTCGTTCCGAATTGCCCCTCTAAAACCGCACGTTCCGGTAAACCGAAAGCGCGTACTAGCAACTTGTCAATGTAGTTAAGTCGCTCAATAAACGCTGCGCCGCTTGTCGGATATGTACTCTTTAGTTCAATGATCCATGCGGGTTGATCTTTGTTTAAATCATCAACAAAGTTTTGCAGAGTACGGGGGACAACGAAACTCCCGCTTGTTTCAAGAGTAACAAGCAAGTTGCGGGCAATTTCATAATTGTCTGTATCGACCCCGTTGAATGGGGATTTACCGGGCGGGTAATGTATGACCCAATGCGCGCCCGCAATCTTTTTGTCATACCTTACGTTTGCGGTATTTGTAATGTTCCATTCGTCGTATGGTCCCTCAACCGCTTCCATATCGGAAGTACCATACCAATTTGTTCCCTCAACATCAAAGTTGACTAGCAACGATTCGGGAATACCTAATTCAACTTTGATCGCTGTTTCGTTCAGCAATCCAGCGAATGAACCGTTTGCAGGATCAACTAGAATCTTTGTCTTGTCTTGCAATAACGGTTTGACTTTCGCTGGTACAATCTTTCCCGCGAATGCACCTAGCTCATTTAACTTGAATACTTTTTCGTATGGTTGCCAACCAAAATCAACACAACCATACAACGAAGTTTTCAATAGATGCATGCGCAACGGCATTACGCAATCGTGTATGAAATCCTTTCCATCCGGGGGCGCGCCGTCTTTGGATTCAATCGACCATTGCGAAGCAAGTAGCGGAGCGATTGCCAATGCACGCGCCAACTTAACTGTTGGATGTTTGCGCATCAATCGCACCTTGCGATAGAATGCGCCGCTTGTCGCTGCTACTTTCGCCAACTCTACCGATTCACCACCGGTAATTACTTGTCCTTGTGTTTGTTCGGTTAGGGGTGCTGATTCGGTTTGATTAGTTGCGGTTGGCATCGGTAGCAATTCCGGGGTTTGCGTTTAATGTTGATTGTTGCAATGGGTAGGCGCGATGGATAATGTATCCTAACCCATCGCTAATATGTCCAATATCTCCGCTATCGTCGGGATGCCTTGACCCTTCCGCATACACTCTTTGTTGTAAGTCTTTCCGAAGTTGTTTACAGTTGGGATGAATGGTACAGCGTCGCTCTTTGTTGACGTTGCAAAACATTGCGTTGCACGCTGCAAACCTGTCAACAATAGCGGGATTTGATTTAGGGTAGAATACAGCGGCATCCTTAAACCGTGTATCCGCTCTAATGATTAGGTAATCTGATTGCGCTGCTTGATTCGCTGCCGTCTTTCGGGCGCGTCCCGTTGCATCGCCAAAGAATTCCCATCCTGATTTATGGTTTTTGTACCGCTCTAGCAGTATGTCTAGCGTTTGTTGAGTTGATGTATTGCGAATAAACAATTCATCAAAGATTTCCAAACGGTTTTTGTACCGATGCCCGATTACCCATGCCATAGGATCAACATTAAAATCCGATCCAATGACAATTGGCAAATCTGGTCTATACTTAATCGCGGAATCGACGTTGTATAGATCATCGTAAGCGTAAAAGATTCTTCCGCCTACTTGCTCCCAAGATGCCCGATATTGTTCGTTGTAATCGCGTAGTTCTAGGTTTGCTTTTGCAAACGCTAATTCAGCGGGCGAAGTACGCGATAGAATATCTTCGCTAGTCCATGAAAACGATTGTATTTTTAGATCGTCCCCAATGTTTAGCGTATCATCGACAACCAATGACTCCCCTTTAACTCCATTATCAAAAAACTGCTTGAAATCTTCCGCGCCGATTCCATAGCGTTTAGGTACTCCAATACGCCAGCACCATGCGCGCCTATGCGATAGCGCGGGGAGTACCGATAGCTTAAAGCAATCTGGTTTTTGGTCGCTGCTTTCGTCTAATACTCCACCATCATATTGCGACCCCTCAAATCGTGCCGGTTTGTCCATTCCGAATATCTGCAAACTGCTACCGAAAACGGTATCAATTCGCAATTCGGTTTTATTGATTTCCGTTATCCAATCTTTCGGAATCAATTTGAGAATTTCTTTCCATGCAATTCGTTTCGCTTGCGATACGGTTGGCAAGCAATAGAAATAGTATGGATCGGACCACGGTTTTTTAATCGGCAGCATGCGCACAACCCGTTTGCGCGCCAAATCTGTTTTGCCGGAACCGCGACCCGCGACTACCGCAACGAAACGCGATGTTGTACGCCACAACGCCGATTGCGTTGGATGGTACATCATCGGTTTCCAAGCGGCGGTTAGCATTGCATTAGCAAAAGAAACGCCAACAATAGTTTTCCCGCTATTGCTGGCGTTAGATTAGATGCGAAACAAGATGAGAACCGTGATTGTGCTACGCAATCGTTGCGGTGCAATCGGACCAGTTAAAGAATGCCCATTTGTAAGTATCGGCAGCGGATTCAACCGCAACAAAATGACAGTACGCGCCGATTTTGTTTCCCGCTGTTGAGAACGTAACAGAATCCGCGCCCGCGTCATTCTTTGCAATGATGTTGTCCGCACTACCGCCGGAAAGAATCGCCAAATTTGCATCCGCGATTTGTCCGATTGTGTAATGCAAACCTTTCGCGGGAGTTGGCAGCGTGAAATTGACGGCAGCGGTTGCGAGAAATGTTTTCCCGCTATCGTCTGCGGTCAATGTGTAATCCGCCGCCTTGCGAACTACGTTGTAGCCGAAACCGCTGATTGCTTCCAAGATATTTGTTGCAAGCGCGCCCAATCGCACAAACAACAAACGCTTTGCGTATTCGCTAAAAGATTTCATTACACTACTCCAAATGATGTTTGTTGGTGACGGTTGCGGCGGTCTTAGTTAGTACCCCTACCTAAAGAAAAACCGCACGCTAGGTTGTAGCGTGCGGCTAGGCTATCTCAACATTGCTCTAATTGCGTATGCAATCATCAACACAATTAGAGTAATGAAAAAGATAGTACAATAAAAAGGGATTGACCCAACAAACCGCCACCAATTAACGATTGGTGCAAACGGTCTTATTGCAGTACGCTCCCTTTCGGCACGATTTGGACGGGGGCGCTTGCGACCGATTGAATCGTCTGCTGTTGCTGTCCCCCGTTCATTAGCAGTTGATAAAGGTAATTGAATTGTTCGTCTGTTATCAACAGCGGTTTGTTGTTTGCTTTTTGCATCTTGCGATAGAGCATCCATCCGCCAAACGCTAGACCTAGCAGATTGCCCCCGCCCATTAGCAAACTGAGTACCCCCATTATCCCACCGCTGGTTACGGTGGGAGTAGTAGGGTTTACAACCGTTCCATCCGGTTTGCGTTGTTGCCATGCTGTCCAGTACGAAAACAAAGTTTGCGGGTCTGCAACCTTTGCTGTCATACATTGCAAACAAAACTCCGCATCCGCTTGCGGAATCATCAAACGGATTTGATCGGGAGTAAATGGAGTTGGTGCGCTAGGGGGCCATGTATTGTCAACTGGTCCGTTTGGTTGAAACGGATTAACAACAGTGTTAGGAATCGCAAAGGGAGGGGGCGCACCGATTGTAGAATCAGCACCCGCGCCCGGTTCCACTTGCGAAATCCCCGCTTTGCGAATCGTGTTTTCGCCCGTAGCGCGTCGCTCTTGCAACGTGCGAACATACTTAATAATGGCATCCCGCCATTGTTGAGTTGTTTTTTCCGGGTTGCCGTCGTAACCATGCGACAACAGTACAACGGTTTTGTTTGGTCCGTATTCGTTATTCTTCGGTGGTTGAATAACGATTGCAGGGAAACCACCTTTTTCCAAACGCGGTTTGATCGCTGCAAACCAATCGCGTTGCGTGGCATCCTCAATACGTCGTACTTGATAGTGGCATGTTGACTTGTCTGGTTCGTCAACATTTATCCATGCTTGGAATTCCTTTGCATGGATAATGTCGTATTTGAGTTTGTCACAATACTTGCAATTTTCCTTTGTGACAACACAAACAAACCACTTGTGGGAATCATCTTCGGGAACCGCAAGCGCGTCCGCGATAATGTCAACATCGCTTGCGCGAATGGTTCCGGTTTCCTGAACCATGTTCCCGCGCCGCTCAATTTCCCATTCCGCGATTTCCGGTACGTCTGCCTCTAATGTAGGCGCAGCAATTACCGGTTTCGGTGGTTCGGGTTTCGGTACGGGAGTTTGCGCGTATGCGAGTGTAGCACCCGCCAGCGCAATCAAAGTAAACAGATAGCGAAACATGATATTGCCCTTTCATTGCGGCAAAGTGAAACGAATGCGGCAACGCTACGTTAGCGCCACCATTCAATCAGTTGCGGATTCTCACTAGACGGACGTTGCAATACGACAATCCACGGACCACTAGCAAGGTGCAACCGCTTAAACGCATCTTCGCTGTACTCATCAACCTTACCGGTTGAATTGTTGTTACAGACAAACCACGTTTTCGTATTCGGGTCATAGCCGTATAGAGTTTGGAAATGGTTTCCACCCGCTCCAATTGCAGCAAATCGACCCGTACGCGCCGCCCATCGCATCCATTGATCGGTAAGCGGATACCCGGTTACATTCCACGCTTTGATACCCCGTGCATTGCAGTAGTTCGCCACGCGACTAGGACCACTACCGCCGCGCTGCGCTTTGCCGTATGGCGTATCCCATAACAGCGAAGTTGCATTTAAGTCGTTGCAATGTACGCCAGTCATTCCGATAGAACATTGCACGCAACTACCATCGGGGTTGCGAAACCATGCTCTTGTATCCGGTTCAAGTTGCATCTTGCTAACTGGCGTTTCGTCATTCGCAATAGCAGACATTGAACCGAACAAAACGATAAACAAAGCAAAACGCATTTCAACTCCCTTTCGTTTTGTTACTATGGATTCCGTTTCCGTTTTTGCTTTGCTCTACTCCGCTTCCATCTATTGCGCTGGCGGTAGCGTTGTTGCATCCGGTACATCCGCAATTCCCGTTGCCGCTGGCGACTTTGGAAAACCGGGCGGATGGAAACCCCCGATAATGTTTTCCTGCGCGGGCGCGTCGCTTGCGGGCGCGTGCGCACGTGCGGGGGCACAATTGCAATTCTCCCCCGTGCAATCGGTGCAATCGCACAACTCGTTACCGCAGTTGCTTTCAATGGAGCAATTCCGGCAGCGATTTCCCCAATTGCGGGGAAGCGCTTTGCGTAGTGGTTGCCGGTTCCAATTGCGGGGGAGTACCTTTCGCAATCCGCCACGATTCCCCCAAGTGCGCGGGCGCAAACCAGCGTCCGCAGATTCGGGCATGGTGAACGAAACCAGCGACAACACGAAAGCGACGATCAAAGCAAACCTAACCATTGCAAAATCCTTTCGATGAGGGACCAAACAACATTGGCACAAACAACAGCGATTGTACCAAACACGATAAACAGAATTGCAAAATACAATTCCGCCCATTGTTTAAGATTGCGCGGCATCGCTCTATACCTTGCGTGCGGTTGAATACCCAACTACCCCGCCTACTTGCACCGCTCCGCTAAGTAGGATGTTTAATCCCGTTTCACTTTTGCACCATCCATCGGGATTATGCGGCAACGTGATATTACCATTAGCAGCAATCGCCATTGGTCCTATCAAGTTGTCACCCGCTGTATTTTCAATCGTAACCGTTACTGCGCCCGCTGCTAAAAGATACAACGACGTAACAACAATCGGATTATCTTGATTGGCAACGACAACATGCGCAGCGGCGGTATTCTGATTGAAATTTGCAAACATTACTGTTGCTCCAATAACGGGGGTATTTCTTCTGCCGTCTGTGATTCTGAATTCAAGTCCTCATCGTCGCTAGATGGGATTGTAGAATCCATTTCCGTAACGTCCATATCGGGCGTTAGATTGGTTCCATCAACTCCAATCTTAGGCAACCGCAATTGATCGGTTAGCATTTGGTCAAACAATGCTAGACCATCTTTATCGTGGTCAAAGCAAAGGTAAACCATCTTTGTGATTTGCTGTACAACGTCTTGCAAAGCGTGTACAGAAAACTTGTCTTTGCTAACAGAGTTGATAGCGGCGGCAGTATGCGTAAATGTTCGTACTTGATGCATCGCATCCATAGCGATTGCACTAGCGGCCGCGCGCAATTCTGTTTTCTTTGGGTTATCATCGGGCAATTCTTTTGCTGCCGACAACAACGCTACAGCATCGCCAGCAATATCGCGGACGATTGCCAATTCTTCATCTAAGCGCAGGGTTTCGCTTTCGGGATTGTCTAGCAATTCCTCAATTACCGCTTTCATCTTCGGCGCTAATCGTTTGCCGTAGAAGCGTAATTTACTCACATCAAAAATCCCGTGAAAGTTTCCGATACAATCAGAAACATTGCGTTGTATTCTTCTACCCCCGCAGAATTGACAATACTTGACTCCCTTTAGCGCCCATCGTCCGCATGGTTTACCGCGCCTAATACCTTGACATAATCGCGGGTGACGGTTGCCGTTCTCATCAACTCGTTTGACTAAACCTAAATTACCCCCGTGCGGTTGTGGTCTGCTAGGTGATATGCACGCTTCACCATTGGCAATCGCAATGTTTGTTTTGTGCGGGTGTACGTTCCCGTTTTTGTCTGTCCAAGTGAAGTTGTCAACGGGCATCGCTGTATCACTCTTGACGTTGCAAGCGGTCTGCTATTTTCTTCGCGCTCCATAATGCTATATCACATTGTGCGCGTATTGTTGATTCAACGCATCCGAGTTGTGACGCTATTTCCCCGTATGTCCAACCTAGAACGTAGTACAAGTGTATTAGCGTGCGGTCATACTCGGATAGTTCCCGCAGTATGGTTTGTACTAATTCCCTATCGCCAATAGCGTCTAATCGGGAATCAACTGCAATCGTCTTATCTTGCAATGCCGCTGTATCGTAATTGACGGGTTGCAATACATACAACGAATCCCATATTGGAGTATCCCCCGGACTAAAGAGCGATATTGCAACTTCTCTTTCGCCATCCCGCAAACGACGGTTTAACCATTTCATTGTGTACCATCGCACGGTATGGCAAACATGCCAAAGTAATTCCCCCTTTGTTGGATCATAGGTATTGATTGCGCGTGGTACACACTCAATAACTACATCGCTCCATAGATCGTCAAGCAAATGAAATTGCTTACGACAACAATTGCGCAGAGTACCGCGCAAGGTTGATTCATGCTCTAGGATGAAATCGAATATGCCCGCGTAGTATTCGCGTTGCAATCGTTTCAACTCTTTTGCAGATTCCGTATCGCCCGATTCCATTCGCACGCATCCATTGCGGTTTAGAGTTTAGATGAAACCTTCCATTAGGTATATTTTGATGTTGCAATTCTCAATGTACGCATTGCATTGCAACAAATGAATTCGCTTTTTCTCATCGTCTGTTGCCTTGCGATAAGAAACCCAATTGCGTCTATCATAATGCAGATAGACCAACCATCCATCCCATGCGCCACCCTCAACTAAGATGAATTCAACTCCCGTGCGCAAATCTTGGAAATGTACTCCCGCTGGCGTGAAATCGGGATATGTTTGTTTGGTTGCCATGATACTGCAAACCTTATTCGTTTTGCTTACTCATTCGCCATTGTCCACAACATCAACGATGATGGTGGTAGAACGTGGTCAACATGGTCGATGCGTACTGTTACTCTCCCGTTGGGAGTAATGCCGATAACGCGACCAACCTTGTTAGCTAATGGCGTACCCGTTTCATGCTCTAGCGCAACAATATCATAGGTCTGCATTACGCGAACGGTTTTACCCAAATCAATCTTTTGTTGTTGCATCTGACATACTCCCGTCGAAGGTTTTCAATTCTAACGCTGTAAGTCTGCCGCTTACAGATTCGCGGTAGAATTGGTTTTGTTGTCTCAACTCTTGCAATTCGTTCGCGTCCGTTGATAACCAGCGATAGATACCAACGCTGATAATCAACATGCACGCCAGTAACACGATTGATGTAACGCCACAACCTAGCATTACATTTTGAGCAATATGCGAATTGCTTTCCTTACGCTCTTTCCGAAGTGTCTCAACCTTGCATGGTTTGCATTCCATATCAATCCTCAACCGGGTAAGGGGAAATCGGTATTCCGTATTCGCTCTTTACTGGATTGCTAAGATTGTAGTTTAATTCAATCTTATACAACTTGTAATAGTGTTCGCTGTTTTCCCGTTCCCATTTATACGCTTGACGCAATGACTCCAATTCGATGCGATGATGATTGCACGCTTCGCATTCTTTGCAATGCCAGCGATGATTACCCATCCAAGTAAAGGAATTGCGATGATTGCAAACAACTTCGCAACATTCCAATACGCATCCCATAGACCAGAACGATAATGAGATTGATTTATCAATTCATCATAATTTTCTTTCATCGCTCTATACCTTTCCTCAATTGGGAAATGAATTCAAGTAGCGTTTGCAAAGGCAATCAACACAATTGCATTGCGTAACGTCGCCACAACAATCGTGATATGTCTGCAATTCGCTTTTGCATACAATACAGAAATGTGTTACATCAATTCCGTATTCTTTGCATGTTGTTTGTATTTTGCTCCAACATGATTTGCAAACAATTCCCAAAACATCATTCACAACATATTGACGCGAATTGGAGCGAAGCGAATTGCATCTAGGACAACGCATATCTTCCGGCAGCGATTCCCGCCGCTTCTCCCTGCGTTGTTCGGCGCGATGTAAGCGGGCATACTCTCGTTTTCGCTTTGCTTCCCTTTGCTTTCGTTGCTCTTTCCTTATTTCCCTTCGTTCTATCCGCTCAATATCCGCCTGCGCTTCCATAGCAAGCTGGATTTCTGTTTTTCGCCGCTTACGATGCTTTATAGGTCTATCCCTATGTAACCGCTCTAGGGTCGCTTGCAACTCTAAAGACTTTGCCAAGTTGGCATCGGTCAACGGTTGTTTCGCCAATTCATCCAACTCAAATTGCGTAACATCAATAAGCGTATGTCGCATATCGCTTTGATGTTTCCTTTCCATCGCACGGGAGCGCCTTGCATCGTTGCTGTACTCCCGCTCTTTCCCTTTGTCTCGTCTGGTCATTGCCGTAACTCCAATATCGCGGTATGCAGTTGAGCAATCGAATTGAGCAATTTTTTTCGACCCCATGCCGGGTTTCGACCGTAGCGCGTTTCGCGGAAGCTAAGAGAATTGGCCCTACCTACCTTGTCCTGCCGATCCTCCCTTTCCACCGCTACCGGGGGATTCGATCAACCATCCCGCCAGCGCCATAGGGATACCCTCCCCAACTCTACTACTACTACTACTACTAACCCTCAAAAAAGGCATTAGTTCTTATATTATTTCAGGGGGTATAACCCTATAAAGCTGGCAGACTAGCGGCTAAATCCTACCGAAAGTAGGGGAAACGGGTGTTTTCGTCCATAGGGTAGGTAGGGCCAATTCTCTTAGCTTCCGTTTTCCGCGCTACGGTCGAAACCCGACCCCACCCCGAAAAACCGTGCAACGGTCAAAAGGGGTTTCCGATTGGTCCCAAACGGACCAATCGGATTGACCCATTAGGACGCTGCCAAATGCGTCCTACGCATCCTTACCACGTTTTGCAGGTACAGCGCGTATCGCTACCAACTCGCAAGGTTGCGGGCATCCGACGATGCGACCACCCCGCGCGTACTTGCGTTGACCAATCACGGCGCGCATTCTGGTTCCGTCCCGTACAATTTCATGGAAGTAACCGGAAATTGTTTCAAGCAATCCCGATTGCCAGTTTACGTCAACTTCGTAATAGCAATCGCGTACAAAATTCTCAATATGTGGTTGTTGCGCCATGCCCGTTTTTGATCCTTTCAAGGTTTCGGGGACCGTAGTTGCACCCTTGCTACTCCCGCTGCTACCGGGCGGGAATGATTGTTGATTCAACTGCTTTCGCAATGTTGCAATTTCATCGGTAGCACGCTTAAGCGCTGCCGTACTCCCTTGCAACGAATTGCTAAGACCCTCATTGAGCAATTCAAGAGTTTTGTTCTCTTGCTGCAATGCCGTTATTGCTTCGGTTTCCGGCATGATTTGATCTAACTTCGGTTTCGCTGGCGGCAGAAACCTATCTGCGCCCATGTATGCTGTAATCAACAGCGGAACATAGACCAGAATAAACCACAATTGCCGCTCCCATTGTTTCATGGGAACATTGCTTGTCAACTGTTGGAAAGTTGACATTGGATTGTAACTCCCACCCTGCGCGGGACCATTCGGAACATTGCCGGTACTCATTCTCTCAACTCCCTTTGCGAATATGCCATCCATACAAAATACGCTTACGCAAACTTTTACGAATGCGGGCGCAACGGTTCCATCCGGGTAAACGCTTACCGGGATGCTGTTTCCTAAATGCGTCAACGCAAGTTATGTCAATCGCTGTACTTAAAGAGAACATCGCATTTACAGCGCGTTGCGTTGATCGTACAAGCGAATCAAAACATGCTTGCGTTTGCTCTAGCAGAACGTGCGCGGGTACTTCCAACGATGCCGATATGTTGCGTAGTTGTTGCGTCCGCGCCTCATCGAATGAAAGCATCTTGACGCGGTGCTGTATTGCAATATCTTCTATCCGCTCCGCACAAGTTAGGATGAGTTGTGGCGAATCGGGATTGCCTATCGTTTGGAAGATTTCCAGCGTTAGCAACGCTCCGCAATGCGTACACATTATTTCGGAATTAGGGATTTCCCAATTCCAATATGCTTTGCCCGTGAAGCAATCACCACCCCTAAAACGCAAATTGCGATTGATGGATATTCTTTCCTCATTGCCGCACGGGCATTGCACAACCTTAACGATTGAATCGGGCATGTTATAGCTCTATGCAAAAGCGGTCGCCAACCATATCAACGCAACACAGACGGCAACCGTAACGCCAGCACCGATCATAAACGCGCAACCAACAAAGAAACTAGATTGTTGACGATGCGCGCACCATCCGCGATAGAATCCGTATTGCAACGAATCCCAATGTTCCCAAGTTGATTCTATGTCAAGCGCATGCGGAGCAACGGAATGGTCAAACTCTCCCGTTGCTTTCATGTACGCCATTGCTTCCGCTGTACTCATCATCCGCAAATCAATTCGCGGACCAGTACCCGTAATGTTTTCACCATTACCATTGACGGTATCCATAGCGTTGCATCCTTACATCCGCGTTGTATTCCATCACAACAAACAATGCATGAATGATGCCGGGTACTATGAAACAGCACCATAGGCAAAAATTCAACATCGCTTGACCGGGTTTGCCACAAAGCAAACAAGCAAGCGGCGGGACAATCAAAGCGACTAGATATAACATAGTCGCACCTTACACTAATGATGCGTTGCAATTCGGGCAATCAGGCGGCAACGTACCGCACTCCCATTGATACCCGCAGTTTTTGCAAACGCAAGGTGGTTTTTGCGTACTATCGACATTGGCAAGTTTATACGCTCGCATAAACTCGTTTACGCCAGACAACGTAATTTGGCGTTGTTGCTCCATTGTCAAAAATGGAATATCGTTTGCATTCTCCAAACCCCATTTTTGGCGGTTTAGCTCTTTCATCAATGTCAATGGTTTGTTATCGAATTCCCAATACAGATTCGTTGTGGGACATTCAATAATGGATTTATCATCGCTTTCGGTAAAGCGAACGATAAAAGCGAAATATGGATTTCGCAAACACGCATCCCGCAGAATGATACGTTGATGAGGTTGTACCACCGTATCAACGTCCTTAAACTCAATCAATCCTCCCCATAGGGAATGTAGAATGAGCCTATCCGGCCATCCTGCGGGTGCGTATTTGTTTCCCACAATGGGATAAACCATCGCGTTGCATTTCTGCAAGCCTTTGCAGAATTCGCGGGTACGTTCGCACTCCATAGCGGTACTCCCTATATTACGCGCCTGCCGCTGGTCCCTTTAGGTTTGTAACGCTTGCTGGAATTGTTCCGTTACATATCTGCGGAATGTTGCTCTATCCACAACTTGCCCGTTTACAAACTTATTGTAAATCGTATCGGCAAAGTTTGGCGGGTAGTAAATCACCTTTACACCCTCAGTACGTTCTAGCTCTTGAATGTACAAGCGAAGTTTTGTAATCAAATCAAGCATTGCTTGATGTTCGCTGGTCATTGGTCCGGTAACTTCTATTTGCGCAACGTGCGGGCGCTTAATAGAATGATACCAAAGATTGCCAAGTTGATACGGGAAAGAGCTATCCCGATGCTTTGTTGTGATTTGGTAATCTTTGATGGAAAGAAAATCAGATTTGTTGGAAGGGTCAACCGGAGTTGACATAGCGCCGCGCGGTTCTTTCCACAACGATTGACATTTGCCAACTTCTAATTGATGGTGCATTGACTCGCACCCGTTGCAAAAGATTTGCATACAATGTTGGCATTGCTTCGCCAATATCAATCGGTTTTTGCAAATGTCGCAATTCAACGCTATGCCATCGGAACCATAGGTTGTTGCTTTTTCTTTCAACCATTCTGCATTGATTTCCTGCCGCTTAGACTCTTGCAACAACTGGTTTGTTATTGCAAAAGATTGGATGCCCGCTCCGCTCTTGACCATAGTTGCCATTAGACAACCATTATCAAGGCAAGCGGAATAGACGTTATCCAACCATGTTTGCTTTAACCACGGCGCAACCGCCATGCGGGAAACATGCCGGGTTAATCTGGCGTTATTAGAATCGTGCAAAACGTCAACAACTTCGCTTCGCAAGTTTTCTGTTGGCAATACAGCGGTTGCGGCAGTATCGTCAATGCTCTTGAATTCCACGGGACCAATCCCGATGCAATGACTTTCGCAACCATATCCGTAGCGCTCTTCTAGCAGCGTTACAAGATTTCCTTTTTCGTTTCTGTACATGGTTATTGTTTTGGAAAGAGTTGAGCAACACAATATGCGGTCAATGTCCGGTCATCCTTTGCCGCACGTTGTTTCAATTGCTCCCGCTGCGCCAATGTCAGTTGGACTACAACGGGATAGGTTTTCTTTCGCGGTTGTCTGCCGACAACGCCAGCGGGACGCGCACCGTTGCGCCATGGTCCTAGATTCATTCCGCTACCCTTACTGTTATCGTTGCGCGGTAGTAAAGTCGCAAAATGTTTTCAATGTCTTTCCATTCATTGCACCCGATAAAATCAATATCGGCATTGCGTATGCAATCGTCTGGAAAGCGACCGAACAACAACCCGCCGCTTAGAACGTGCGACCGTTCCGCTTGCGTCAACTGCGGATAGATTTGCATTACGGGACGATACCAAATGTGCGAAATATCGACATTGCCGGTAGCGTCCAATTGCATACGCAATTTGTAAACGCTGCTAGGCATCATGCAACGACAATTCGGGCAAGGTATCATAGCGGGAGTAACTCCGCACGCCATGTTGAGCGTAAACAAGCGTTGAAACTCGCAAATCGGTTCAACGCAAGAGTACGCATTTACTTTACCTTTTGATTCGCCGAATTGTCCGCCATTGACGATTGCAGACATGATATTGCCCTATGTGGTTCAACGTACACAATGAGTTGCTGTTGAGTGTTGCGACATTGGCGACAACAATTGTATTCAGTCCAAAATGGATACAACGAATCAAGATAATCACCAATTCGCAATTGCGTATTGCAGCAATAACAATACGCTTTCAATGGTTCGCGGTACTCCCGCTGCCACGCAACATACGTTAGCAGCGTCAAACGACGTTGTTTGTATTGAACGTGCATTAGCGCTTGCCCCGCTTACGGGCGCGCCGCTGTACCTTTCGTTTTTGCTTGACCACCTTTCGCAAGTCGCGGGACAAATTTTGATCGGGGTTGTTGCGCGGTCTGCCGCGCTTTTTAGCTGGCGGTTGCGCCGCTGCCTTATCTTCCGCTTCCATTTCGGTAAGCGCTTCCGTTGCCGCCCCCTCATCAAAATCGGTAACGTCGCGTATCGTAATCAATTGCTGTTGTTGCGTACCATTGTCCAACCAAAAATGGATTTGATACGCATTGCCGCCAGTACCCATATCAACGGGAACATCCTGCAAAGCGTTGTACGTTGGCAAATCGTACCCGGCTAGATACCACAACAGCGCGGTAAACATATCCGCCGCTTCGGTATATTCTGGCGGGTTGTTCTCAAATTGAATTCGCCAGCGACGATTGCCCGATGGTTTAAGAATCAGTTTCATTTGCAGACACTCCATATAGCAGTATAGAAACAAACCACGCAACCATTATACCATAACGGTTGCGGAAAGTCAAATCGTCAATTTTTCCGTTTGCTCAATTCGTTCTAGTGATTCTTCCAACTTATCAATTACATAGCTTTCCGGGTTGGGTAGTGATTGCAACTCGCTTGCGGCAACTAGGAATTGATCGGTTATTGGTCCGTTTTCCGGTTGACGTACTCGCCGCATATAAAATTGGATTCCTCCGAATTGTCCAGCGGTGATAACGATTGTGGTTTTCGGAAACTGTTGGACCAAATCCATAAGTTTAGCAAGCATCATACCCGTAACGCTCCATTCTGTACCCGCTGCGCTATGTCGGCGCAATAGTCTGCGGATATGTCGATTGTAACGCAACGTCTGCCGGTTGCACGCGCAACGGTTGCCGTTGTTCCGGTTCCGCCAAAGGGGTCTAGTATTACGTCGCCAGCGTTTGTATATGCGAGTATCAAACGCTCTAGGTATTTTTCCGGTAGTTGATTCGGATGGTTGGCGATTCGTTCCCCGTTGTTGCCTTGTACGCGACCCCAAAACGGACCATCGGACGGGATGCCCCATACGTCAAGCGGCAAGCGTTTACCGGGGTTGGCGGTTAGCAGCGTCCTAGAGTCATTGTACGCGCTTGCACGGTCGCTATCGACTAGGACAGCGTTAGGATTCCACGTATGGGGAGTCTCAATTGATTCTTCGCCATCGTCCGTAATATCGTTGGCGCGGAAGATGAGGCAATGCGCTTTTGAGTTTATCCAGTTGCCATCATTACATTGCCCGAATCGGTAATGCCAGATTGCCCAACCGATGCGTTGCAAACTTAAAGCGTTTGCAGTTTGCAGAACAATCAAAACCAATTCATCGGGAACATTGATTGCGAGTACGCCACCGGGTCGCAAACAATATGTTGCATATCCGATCCATTCCGCCATAAATGTTGCAAACGCATCGTTTTCCAAATCGTCATAGTACAAATCGTAACCATGTCCGATGTTAAACGGGGGGTCTGCAAATATGAAATCAAAGGCATATTGCCACGATTCCAAATTGTCGGAAATGATTTTGCGACAATCCCCGTTGTAAATTTCGCAAACGGGGTTGGTATCAATTCGCGTATGCAACATGATTAGATGATTTCCGTATCGGTGGCAACAGCATCCGGGTTAATGCAAATTTGGTTGCAATCCGCGCAAATGAAATGTTCTGAATCGGGAACAATCATTACATTCGGTTTGCCACAATGCGGGCAAACGATTTTCGTAGGAACAATCGTAAGGTTGTAACCGGAAAATGCGTCTAACTCTTGCCGCATTTCTGGCGTTATCAACAGCGTAGCGGGCGCTTTGCAAATCACTTCGCCGCTATCTTGGATGTTGTCATTGCGTGCGATTGCTTCGCTTAGGTCTGCCGCTGTTGGCGTTGGCGACAATTCCGCCGCTGCCGCAATCAATGAGGCATCAAAGGCAGCAACAGCGAATTTGCATTGTCTGCCTTGCTTCGCTCCCCCGTCGATGTACTCTGTACAAGTACCCTCAACAAAGTTGAAAGCAAGGCAATCAACGATTTCCCCTTGCTTGAATGGTCCGAAGTCTTGTAAGAATCTGCAATGTTGAAATTGCAAACATTCTAGTTGCGCCTCATCAAAATCCCCGTACTCTAAAAACCAATCAATTGCGGCGAACATGCTCTATTGCCCTTTCATCAACCATAATAAGAATTCAAGTATTGGCCGCACGATTGGAAATAATGAAACTTCCATCAATGCTAACCATGCGTTGCGGAATTCTTCGCACGCTTCGCAAAGTGTTTTAGGTGGTTCGTTTCTTTGATCGCTCATCATTGATTCGCTGTATTTGTTTGTTGCATTCAGAAATCAGACATTCGTAAAAGCGCAACGGTTGATCGCCCGCGATTTCGATTACCGCTATTGCGTCCGCTGCCGCTTGGATGTTTCGTTTGTACGTCGCATCATCAACCTTACCGGGGTTAGGTATGATGATTTGCGTATCTCGCATCCGAACATGCGCCGGCCTATTTGGTAACGAATTCATATTCCTTAAACCAAATAGAATTTGGACCACGTTGGATATTCTTTTTACCAAATGAATCATTGACAGCGCGGATAACATCCGGCCAATTGCCGTTGTAATCATGCCCGCTTATCAATCCACCTTCTGCCATGTATTGCTGATATAGTTGTATATCACGGAATACAGAGTTGTAATCGTGCCCGCCATCAATAAACAACATATCAATTTTGATGTTGTTAAATAGAACGTATGCACGTTCCGACGGCGCGCGAATGAGAGTAACCGGCAAACCGTGTAGGTTTTTGAGCGCTTCCAGATAGTAGGTATCTTGACCCTCAACCGTAACGAATTCAGGATGCCATTTATCCCGCTCCGCTGGTCCCCCTTGCCAAGTGTCGATACCGTACACGCGCCCGCTATCGTCCGCCATGCCAGTAGCTAGAGCGGCAGTTGATCGGCCTAGATATACGCCAATCTCAACTATCGTTGTGCGGCATAACGCTTGCGAGTGTAACCATTGACATTCATTGTCGTTGGTATGTCCGCGAATTTGTTGCCATCGTTTCATTGCGGGCGCATCCTTTTATTCAATTCCGCAATGCGCTGGGATAGAGGTTTATCTAGCAGCGAAACATCGTTTGCTAATCCTCCCCGCATTTCAACCAACTCATTGCCGATTTGCTCAACCACATTGATAGGGAGCGTATGCGTTGCTTGTGCATCGGGAAATTTGCAAATGTCCCGTAGCAACCATAAGAAATCGGAACCGTGCGCGGGTTTGCTTTTGTATATTCGGTGGTGCATTGCGTGGCACAATTCATGCGCTACCGTTTCGCGGTAGTTCTCCCCTTCGTAAACACAGTATGCCAATGAGTATTGACAAGTGTTTGTGTTAGGGTTGTATTGGCCGCAATGAGGAAATACAGAATCCACAATCCGATATGACGGAATTGCTGGCGGTTTGTACGCAGTATATTCTCTACAAAATCTTTGCAGCGTATCCCAATACTTCGCATGTTGGACCGCGATGTATTGCCGCGCTTCCGCTTCTGTGTATTTGTGTATTGTTTGATAAAGTTTCATGGCAGTATTGCAATATAAACCTAGCGGGCGGAGAAGTAACCGGAGGGAAAACATACCCCGCCGCTAGGCGAGTTGATGAGCGTAACTCATCCGAAGCTAACCGTAGGACGATGGGCGTTGTAATGGTCTTTGCGAAAATGGTACAATGCAACCTTTGCTAAACTTGACAATCGCATAGATGATGGTACGGATTTGGATACTGCAAAGGCAAATACCCGAATCTGCTACGCAAAGGATTGCAAGTAATATCGCTACGGGGTGCATTGTACCTGTAAATCCATACTAGAACAATCTGCCGTCTTTCCATGCGGCAGACAAATCGCAATCTTGATCGGCAGTACATTCGCTGGCGGGTTTATCGTCTCGCAATCGAACAAACGACGGGTGACGCAATCGACCCTTTGCGCCAACTCCCTGATACTCAACTTCTACCACGCTCCCGCGTACTGTTTCGGATTGGAGCGACATTCCGCGCCGTTGCGTATCTGTCATGCCGGATACGTTTGCAACTTCGTACCCTTCCGCAGTTGAGCAGCGAAGCGACCCGATTTGATTTGCGTACTTCCCCTCCCCGTCAATGAAACCAGTTACAATCAAATCAATTGTGGTTCGCGGTTTCAACTTCGCCCAATCCAGCAAGTTGCCGTTTTTCAATACAAAACCTTCCCAATCCGGTTTAAGACTTGCTAACAGCGTGGCGGGGTTGAACGGTTGAGATAGGAACGGGATGAAATGAAATCCCATTTCCTCAACCAATCGTTGCACGTTATCCAGCGGGAGTACATGCAATCGGTTGGGGTCGAAATTCGGATACCCTAAAATTGCAAATACATGGTATTCCAGTTGTTCGCCAGACTCCGCAAGAGCGGTTTTTACATCGCTTGCCCGTTTGCCGGGAATCCACAATTCACCCGCAAGCGACGTACCTAATGGAAGATGCTCAATTATATCAATGAGTCTGCCGGGTAGTTGTTCGATTACGTTTGTTGGTCTGCTAGTCCACGCAAACGATTTACCATCCCCACTAGAGCGAACCACATTTAGAAAATGACCATCGCGCTTGACGTGCGCGTATCGGTACGTTCTCCCTTTGGTTGCATCGTAAACAGTTGTTTTGATTTTCATATTGCACTATCCGTATTGCACTATTTGCGGTATGGGCGGGGTACACAATCAACCAACGATTCAAGCGCGGGAGTTGCGGAGCGGATTACGTTTTGACAATACTTGGAATCGTGGTCAACTTCGGTGCATGGTGGGACCAACCAAACCTTGACCGCATAAAAGGTTTCCAAGTTTCTGCAATCCTCATCGTCGCAAACGAACAACAGATATTGCAGCGCTTCTAGTGCGCTGTCATGCGTCACAATCAGCGGCGTATTGTATTTGCCGTTGCGGTACTCCCGCAATTGGTCCGCAAATACTGCCATGTATGTAGGTTTGTGCAATGCTATTGGCATGGTATCCGTACCTTAGTACCCGATGTTTGCTTTGCGCACGGCGCGCAACATGAATTCTTCCAAGTACGGGTACTCAACTTGAAAAAGGGTGTATGCGTAATCAATCATTGGTTGCGAGTTGTCAACCAATTGCAATTGTATTTGCAAACCGCGATTCGCTTTTGCGTATGCAATCGCATGTTCTACCGCCGCTGCAAAGTCTTTTGACTCTGCGGGCAATTCGCTTTCATGGTGAAAGCTACCGGATTTGTTTACGCTCAATTTCAGTATCATCGCTCTTTTTCCTTATCGCAATATGTTTGCTGGCGGTTTCTGGTCTAGCAACTCTCCCGGCATATCCAACAACGGAAACGCTTCTACTGTTCCAACAATTCGCATGTTGTCGTATGCATCTTTGGCGCGGATCGCTCCCGATGGTGAAATATGGGCATTGGGAAATTTATCCTCAACCCAATCGGTCGCGTGTTGACTCTGTAAAAACGCTGCCGATTCTTTCCCAATGCGGACAATGGCAACCATTGTCATTAGATGCACTCTTGTACTATGCCGCTTCCATTGCAGCGGATTCCGGTTCCGGGGTTGTGGTTACGTCTGTTGTCTCAACAGTCTCATTCTGAAATAGAATTGATGTATCAATTCCTGCCGCTTCCATTTCGGCAATCTTCCGTTTCATATCCAACAGTTGTTGGATTGCGCCGCGATTCTGTTGCACTCGCAAACGTCCGTTCAATTCGTCTAATTGTTCGGATGCTGTAATGTACAATTCGCGGATGTTCGCGCGTCGCTCAACCAATCGTGCGCGCCGTTGGTCTAGCCGGTCTAGTTGCGCCTGCGCTGTTTCCATGATTTCGGCAGTCTGCTTATCAATGGAAGCAATTTCCGAATCCATGCGGGCAGGTTGTTGCAAGTCGCGGAATAGGCTGCGCACTTCCGCTATCATCGTTGCTTGCAACTCCCGGTTAGTCGGGTCGCTCAACTGCGGGTACTCCGCAAGCGGAGCGGCAACCGAAGTCACGGGGGAGGGGACCGGAGCGGCGGGGTTGTCCATAAAGCACCCGGAAAAAGAGGCATTATTGCAGTATTAAATCCCTTGTGGTGCGAATCCTACAGCGGCGTTGTAGGCGAGTCAATAGCACCACAAGGGAAATTTTTGGCCGCTACTCATCGACCACGGGACAGCACCCGGAAACGCTTATTCCGTCGGGGTGGCGGGGTCGCTTTCCGTAGGGACCGCTTCACCCTCAACCGCTGGCGGCGCGTCGCTGGTTCCCGGTTTGTTGAGCAATTCGATTGCTTCCCGAATCTGCGGCATTGTATCCGCATTCGCCATTACCGTTAGCGAAACTTCGTTTTCCACGCGAACGAATCCGCGACGTTGTGCAACGGCATCAATTGCCGCACTCATCAACCCCGCGTTGGCGAGTGTGTACGTTGCTTGCTGGTTGTGCATACCAAAACTCCATAAGTGGACAAAGAAACAGAAACTACGGGAAACGAATTGCAGTAGTGAACGGAATTCAATTACTGCAATTCGTTTCCCGCCGCACGGGAGTAATCACCGTGCGGCGGGTGCAACAACCATTCACGGTTAGGCAGCGTTGGAAGCGGCGGCATCGCTGCCGCTCATCAAAGCATCAACGTCAATGCCTTGCGATTTCAGTTGCTCTTGCAACTTCGCCATGCTTTCGCGCATCTTGAGCAACTTGTTTGCCCGTGCGCGATCGTCAACCGATCCGAGTTTGCGGAGTTGTTCCGCACGCGCCCGCATCTTCGCTGCAAGCGATTCCAGCGACCCCGCGCGGAATTCCAGAAATACGGATTCGTCAACGAAATCCGTGGATTTCAGTTTCGTATGCGTGGCGGGGTTGAAATCGGTTGGAATCGCGGTCAACTTGCCGCGCTGATGTTCCATGATGGGTTGGTTCTGCGCGTCAACCTTTCCAGAATCGACCATCACGGGTTGATTGTTTTCGTCATAGACGAACAACCCCGGATACGCGACAAGCGTTGACTTGCTGCCGCTCCCCTTTTTGCGCCCGCCCTTTCGCTTTTTCGTTTCGGGCGCGCCGTTCGCGGTTTCCGCAACCGGAGCGGCGGAAACTTCCGGCGCAACTTCCGCAACCGGAGCGGCAGGCGGCGCAGCGGCGGGACGCGCGGCAGCGGCAGGAATTGCCGGTTTGCCAGCGGCGGGCGGCGCGGGACGATTCGGAACAACAGGACGATTCGCGCCGGTAACGGTAGTAGCGGGAGCGGCCATTGTACAAACCCTTTCAAGTGGAATTGAGAAACAGAAATTGCGGCGGATGTTGAGCGATTCGCGGTTGCCGCCAGTTACACGAATCCTAAGCTACCCGGTTCCCGCTGTCAATAGCGGGAACCAAAAATTTTCTACGGTCTGCAAGCGTGGGATAACCAGATTTTCGGCGGGGTTGTTGCCGCGATTGATTCGATACGGACCAGCGACCCCGGTTCCAATGTTGGTTGTTCTATCGTGTACGTTCCAACGTAAACAGCGTTTACGCTCAACACGGGATACCCGCCAAGTTTCAAGTACGTTGAATCGCCAAGATTAAACAGAGTACCGGGCGGAACGTCCGAAAACTGCTTAACCCCAACCCGATGCGCCCTATCTTCGGGACGGTACACAAAACGCAAATGATTTGCGTGAACCGTACCGAATGGGTTTGCACCTTCAACCGTTTCAAGTAAACACAAGTTGCCGCCACGTTCCATGATTCGGCATTTCGTGTTTGATTCGTTGACAGTAACAATGTCGCCAACTTCCAAGTTTTCCATTGTCTCATTCTCCCTATCGCACTATTGAGAACTACCACGCGACAACCGCACAAGCGATTGCCAAACACAGAATACAGTACGCGACGAATAGAGCGGTTTTCATGGATTAGGTTTCCCGTGATGTAAGTAATGGCGACGTAGTACACGCTTGGCGGTTGCTCAACCACCGGGACGGGTACGGACAACGTAACCGTTTCACCTTTCCGACCACGCGACAACAGCAACCGCCATACTTGCGGCGAAATTGATTGCGGCAACTTGCGTTTGCAACTCCGCAAGCATCGTTCGGTTTCCGTTCTCATCGGTTGACCAAACTTGCCAACGCATCCGCGCCATTTCATGGTACTCAACCGTAATTCCCGGTTTACTATTCGCCAGAATCGGGCGAACATTTCCTATCGTCTGGTCAATAACCCAAACGATAAAGTTTTCCGGGTTTGCGGTTTCAACTTCGTAAGCGGCGAAGTTTTCATTTGTCGCCAGTTGTCGAAACCACCGATCATTGCGATTTAACAAACTCTCAAAATCGACCAACTTTCCACGCTGTACGATTACGTTTGCGGTTTTCATTTCTGGTTTACCTTTCGCACTATTGATGTATTGAGCATGATCTACGGTCGGCGAAAATGCAGTGTCGGAATCCCGGCGAAAAACAGGCCCTTCCCGCGGCCAGTCAATTGCGTGACGCACACATGCACGGCACGTTCTGCGGCCGTCGTTTCATGCCGCGCTACAGCATCAGGCGACCGCCTGCGTGAATAGATCGTGCGGATTCCATCGGGCCAGCCATCGCTGGCAATCGTCGCCTGGCTCTGGATTTTATAGACGTTCATTTTCATTCGTCCTTTGCGTTTCGTTGTTTCGTTCCCGTGATGCGTTGATTGTACACAAGGTAAATCGTCGCTGCAAACGAAATCTTTTAATCAATCCGCGAATTCAATTAAAATTCGTCGTAACTCGTTTGCAGATAACGAGTTAAAATTTTCTCAATTCGTGTCCAGAAAACGGGTCTAAATGAACTAGACACTTAGTTGCAATCGAATTGCATTTAGACGATTGCGCAAATCGTTATCCCGTAATGAGTTACACGAAATCGGAATTCCGCGATACGTTTTGAGCAATTCGATTCAATTTCAACGACGGGAGCGACCACGGGAGCGGCCAGAAACCGGGTACAAACAACCCCTACGTTGGCCGCTTGGCGGGTCGCTCCGCACGCGCCTAGTATAGTAGTGTTCCTAGCCCTCCCCGTGGTCCGCTGCCGCCAGCGGCCAGCGGGCGGGGTTTACCGGGGGTTTATCGGGTCGCTTGACCCCTTGACAACCGCTGGCGGGTCGCTACCCTTGTGGCATCGCGGGAGAGTCACCCGCGACCCGCTACCGTGCGGCATAGTACCATATCGCAATACCGCTCTAGGAAACTCTTTCCATGAAACCGCTTAGTAAAGAAACTGCGGAGTTGTTCCGTCCCGCAGACATTGACGAATCAGACCGTTGCCGATTAACCGTATCAAACGAATTGGATAAATTCGTTGCTGATTTTTGGAGTCTGCCTAGCGCTAACGGTCGCTATCCGCAGACCTACAAATACATGCCGTCAACATCGGCGCAGCATTTCATCAATCGTTTTGCGGAGCGGAAAAAAGTTACAACGGGATATTCTCCCTACGCTTGGGAATTCGCCGCAACCGATTACACGGTTGAGCTAATTGATTCCCTTTGGCCGAAAGACAAATTAGAATTCCATGATGAGGAAACGAAATCAACATTTGATTTCATCCTAGCGCGCTCAACCTATGCCGACATTTGCGCGGAAATCAATGCGCAATGGAAAGCAAACAAAACCGTACCGGAGCATTGGTACGAATTCAGCGAAGAGCGCCCGTTATCCCCGTATCAGCAAGTTGCGATGTACTGCGGTTTGCAGTCACCCGGATACGGTTTCTTTATGGAGCAAGGGACGGGTAAGACCCCGCCAGCAATTGCGATTATCTGCAATGCTGCAAAGTACCTTGCGGAGCAAATCGCGGCGGGAGAACAACCGTACCGCATGTATCGCGGTCTAGTTGTTTGTCCTAACAATGTGCGATTGAATTGGCAAAATGAAATTCAATTGTTTGCAACTGTACCGGGACAAGTAACCGTTTTGCGTGGTCCCGAAGTTGACCGGGTTAAACAATTGATTGATGCGTTCACGGCGCAGAAATCAGAAAACCCCGATGAGCCTTCGCCGCTCTTTACGCTAGTTGTCTGCGGTTACGAAACGCTATCCCGTAGTTGGGATGCGTTGTCTATGGTTGATTGGGACATTTCGATTTTGGATGAGGGGCATTCGATTCGCTCCATTAAGACAAAGCGAAACCAAACCGCCATGAAACTGCGGGACAAGTCGCAACAGCGGCTAGTCTTGACCGGTACACCGATTGCCAATAGCGCGTTGGATTTGTTCGCGCTATTTGAGTTTATGGGTAAAGGGTACAGCGGGTTTAGCTCTTTTGAGCATTGGAAAGAGTTTTACGGTAATTACGAAGTTACCGAATCAGGACATAGGGCGCTAGTATCAATCCAGAATGCACCTTACATGAAAGAGCGACTAGCGCGGTACTCTTTCATAATCCGCAAAGATGAGGCATTGCCAGACCTACCGCAGAAGCAATACGACATTTACGAAGTTGAAATGTCGGAACAACAGCGGGAGTATTACCGCGAAGTTGCTGCAAAGTTGGCGTTGGAAATAGAAGCGGATTTGTCAAATGATTCGATGCCGCGCAGTATGGTTATCAATAACGTACTAACCAAACTGTTGCGGTTGACTCAAATTACATCGGGGTTTGTAAGTTGGGGAGAATCGTTCGATGATTTTGGCGAGTTGTTGAGCAGCGCACGGATTGAGTATTTCGTACCCAATCCCAAGATTGAGGCAATCCGAGAAATCGCCAGCACCAAAACGAAAGACAACAAAACAATTGTTTGGGCATGTTTCACCCCGGATATAGAATATCTGGAAAGCATGGCGCAACAGGACGGGTTAGATTACGTTACCTATACCGGCAAAACGAAAGATGCGCAACGAAAGATTGCCGAAGATAGGTTTAATTGCGACCCCAATTGTCAATGGTTATTTGGCAACGCTGCCGCTGGCGGTCAAGGGTTGAATCTTCTAGGGTATGACAAACTCAACCCGGACAAGTACACAACCAATGCGGACCATGTAATCTATTACTCTCAAAACTGGTCCGCAATCGCACGCCAGCAAAGCGAAGATAGAGCAAACCGGCGCGGTACGCGCGTACCTACTCGCATTACCGATCTAGTTGTACCGGGTACGGTTGATGAGGATATACGGGCAAGAGTTGTAGGAAAGAAATTGCACGCAATGGACATTACCGATTTGCGGCGCATCCTGCATAACGTATTAGCAAAGGAATTAGCATAATGGGAGCGACCACCGCAATCATCCGGGTATTTGTGTTGGAACCGGTCAAGCAGCGACTAGACAACGCCGCACGATTCGGAAAGGTTGAATATATCTTTCCGCCCGATGCGGCGCGTTGCTCCATTTTCGATACGAAAGATTTGAGCGACGAAATTCTAGCATCGCTCAAAACGCAATCGTACAATCCTGATTCGGATTACATCGTTATTACCGGGCATCAAATTCCGGTGGTTACGATGGTTGCCGCACTCGCCAATGAGTATGGGGAGTTTAAGGCATTGTTGTACAATGCTGTTGAGCATGATTACATTGAAAGGGTTTTAGGATGATGATTCATAGTTGGGAGCAATATCAAGAGTTGTTGCAATACCATTGGAAACGGTTTTTCCAATTCCATACGGAATTGACGATGGAAGAAATGGTTGAGCAATACAACAATCAAGTACCCGCAAAAGACGCTGCGGAGAACATCGAAAAAGCGCGGGACGCAAAACGGGGTTTCGTTCACTAACATAGGGCAATAGGACCATGCACCCAACAGCGCAGGAAATTTACCGCAAGGCGCGGGAGTTACATGAAACCATTTACAAACTTGCAGTTGAGCTAACTGCAATGGTCCCGCACAATACAAACGAAGAAAATTGCGATATTGCTTACGCAATGCGGGAAGCGGATAAGTACGTTGACGATACCCGAAAGGAAATGACGCGACTTAGCAAACTAGCGCAATCTATTGTTTGCTTGAAATGGTCGCAACTTGCTGGCGGCAAACCGATCAAAACGGACTATTGCACGGGTACGCCAGTACCTAAGATTTGCGCCCATATTCCTACGGTCGAAAAAGACCCAAAGAATTACCGGGCGCTAATGACATATCTTGGAATCGACCCGATGCTATGGGATGAGGGGAAAGTAATATCCCCACTAGGCGAAGAAGAAACCGAAGTTGTTAAAGTCAACTGGCCGGGATTCCAAGCGCTAGTTGCCAGACTTGCCGCAAACGGTTTGCCGCTCCCCGATGGCATCGACCCCAACGAAACATATACATTGCCCGAAGTACGCTTATTGAAACGAAAGGGGGTGCTAGGCGATTCCTAGTCCCGCCAACTAGACCGAAAGACGAATGTTGTATGTTGTTTGTTGTTCTCTCACTTCTCATTAAGGATTTGTGTATCATGGCAGAAAACAAAGCATTGACGGTTGCCGCGTCCGCAGTACCCGCAGTTGTGCAAACACAACTCCCCGCGCACTTGCAAAAGCAGCGCGGGCAAATCAAGGGTACTCAACTCTTGGGGCAATACGTTGTTCCGCCGCGATTGAAAATCATTCAAGCGCTGGCACAACCCCCGTACAATCAGTTTGCGCAGGGGACTACGGTTTGCGTTCAATCCAGCGGGTTGACGTTGGTTGCGGATTATATGTTTGATGAGAAAACACATAAGCCGCTAGACAAGGGTGGTTTTCCGTTTCACTTCGTTCCGATTTTCTTCTACCCCGAATTTACTTTGCAGAATCCGTTAGCTGCAAAGGGTACGTTGCCTTTCATTCGGGAGCGGACCACCGATCCAAATAGCGCGCTTGCGAATTTCGCACGCCAGCGAAAGGAAATTCCTTGCGTTGAATTCGCGGGGGAAACGTGCAAGTATGTTGAGCATCTAAACTTTATTTGCATGTTGCTCAACCATGAATTGTTTGGTACTCCCGTGGTAATGGGTTTCATGCGCGGGGAGCATAAGTACGGACGCGCGTTTGCGGACAAGATTAACGCGCGCCGTACCGATGTATTTGGTTGCGTTTTCCAAGCAAGCGCGGCAGTACATCGCAACGACAAATATGAATGGATGGGGTTTGATGTTGACAACCCATCTATTACCGATCCTAACGCCGATGGGTATATGTCCCCTTGGGTTGAGGATGTTGCGATGTACGAAGAATTCGGACGCATGTACGAATCTTTTGAGGAAATCCATCGTCAAGGTTTGTTGCAAGCGAATTACGACGATGATGCAACGGATACCGTACCCGGTACTGTTGTTCCGCCAAGCGATGCAACCGTAGGTAAGGGAGAATACTAAGCAGTAACAGCGTTGTAATAAACCCTAGCGCGGTCTATCTATCGTGCCGCGCTAGGGTCGCATGATGCGCACGGTGGAACCGGAATATATTGCAATGGCCGATTTGGACGCTGTAAATGTCCTAGCGGAATTGGAGCGTTGCGGGCAAAAATTTGAGTGGTCAACGCAAGACGAAGTAAAAGTTAGATGCCCGTTTCATCCTGACGATTCCCCTAGTTGCCATATCAACATTCGGAAACGGGTTTTCAATTGTCCCGTTGCCGGTTGTCATGCGGATGGCGATTTCGTTAGCTATCTTGCGCGCCTACTCAAAACTTCTCGCGCCATAGTTCTAACCGATCTAGCGACCCGCTACCCAATAGAGCAAGCAAAGCTAATCGACCCCGCGCTAGTTGAGCGCTACCACGCTGCTATATGGTCCGCGCTCCCGCTGCTTAAAGAGCTATACATAAGGGGTTTGACGGATGAGGATATACGGGAGTTTAGACTAGGGGAGGATGGGGGACGGATACAGATTCCGATTCCTAACGCTGCCGGTCATTTCGTCAACCTTCGCAAGTATTTACCCGGCGCGCCGGGTAAAGAGAAGATGCGAAATACTAAGGGGCATGGCGAAGTTAGATGGTTTCCGGCTAGTCAACTCAAATACAATCGCATCCTAGTAGTAGGGGGCGAGTGCAAAGCAATCGTTGCAAAACGACAACTTAACCGGCATGGCATCGGATGCGTAACCGCAACTAGCGGCGAAGGAAACCTAAGCAATGCAATGGTTAAAGAGTTGGAAGGTAAAACCGTTTGGGTTTGCCTTGATATAGACGCTGCCGGAATCAAGGCAGCAAGGCAACACGCATTACAAATTAGTCGCGTTGCCGCTTGGATTGGTCAACCTATCTTGCTCCCGCTGGATATTGAGAAGTACCCCAAAGGGGACATAAACGATTATGTTGGACCGGAAAACAACGGTCAACTACTCCCGCTGTTAGAAGTGGCGCAGGAATTCGTACCGGAGTTGTCCGCAGTCTATGACGATGATTCCCCGCCCGAATCAATGGAGTTGACGCAAGCAATACATGCAAGAGTTGCGGGAAAGCGTATTGCAGTCAAAGCGGTAATATCCACAATGGATACATCGCCTTACATTGTTCCAAATGAATTGCAAATCATTTGTGAACGGGATCAAAAGTTTTGTTCCGTATGTCCAGTTTCGTTAGATGATAAAAACGAATATGCGATTGCTGCCGAATCCCCGCATATATTGGAATTGGTCAACTCGCATAAGGGGCAACAACTAGAAGTTGTTAAATCGGCAGTTGGCATACCGCGAATCTGCAAAGCGTGCGATTTCCTTCCCTTGTCGCATTACAACGTAGAAGATGCGAGGATTTCTCCGCAGTTAGAAATAACTAACCGTTCCGCCGATAGAGTAATGCAACCAGCGTTTTGCATTGGGGACGGACTAGAGCTAAACGAATCATACGATCTAACGGGACGAATGTTCCCACATCCAAAAACGCAACAATCAACATTGTTGATTAGTAAGTACAACACTACACAAGATGCGTTGTCAACTTACAAATGCGACCACCTAGAAGCGCTAGGACAGTTTTGGCCGGATGAATGGAGCGCATCCGCGATACAGCGAAAGCTAGACGATGTATATGCAGATTTTGAGGCAAACGTAACGCGAATTTTTCAACGCCGCGATTTGCATTTGTCAGTTGATCTAGCATATCATTCGCCGCTATTCTTCCCATTCGACGGAAAGACAATTAAGGGATGGGTAGAAACTCTAATACTTGGCGATAGCTCACAAGGCAAAAGCGAAGTTGCTTGCGGGACTACTGGCAACGGTGGTCTATTAGCTCACTACAATCTAGGTACAAAGGTTGAATGTAAGAATGCAACCGTTGCCGGATTGTTGGGAGGATTGCAACAGCTAGGCGGCAGATTCTTTGTGAGTTGGGGTATCATCCCTACGCATGACAAACGGCTAGTGATACTGGAAGAATTGAAAGGCGCGCAAACCGAAGTAATCGGAAAGCTAACCGATATGCGTAGCAGCGGGATTGCAGAAATCCCTAAGATTGAAAAACGCCGCACGCATGCGCGTACGCGACTTATCGCAATCAGTAATCCGCGTAGTGATATGCGACTATCTCAATACAATTTCGGCATTGAGGCAATCAAAGAATTGGTTGGCGGACTAGAAGATGTAAGGCGCTTTGATTTTTCTATGTTAGTATCCTCAACCGAAATTGATGTTGAGCAACTAAACATATTGCAGAAATCCCGCCCGCAAGTGAATCATAACCATACTGGCGATTTGTGCCGCTCCCTAATTCTTTGGGCATGGACTAGAAGCAAAAACGAAGTTGTATTTGATGATGAGGCAACAGCGTTGATATTGAGCGAAGCAACTAAACTTTGTGATATGTTTACCGATGCAATCCCGCTAATTGATCGCGGGTCTATGCGGTACAAGTTGGCGCGGTTGTCTGCAAGCATTGCCGCCCGTACCTTTAGTTGTTCCGAAGATTTCACAACGCTCATTGTGTACCCTTGTCACGTTGAATACATTGTTAATTTTCTTCGCCGCATTTACTCATCAAATGTGTTCGGGTATCTGGACTACACAAAAGCAATCAACATATCGCAAAGTTTGATTGACCCGGAACAAATACAAAAAGCGATTTCGTGTAGTCCGTACCCTGCCGATCTAATCAAACAACTCATTGCAAAGAATCGCATTGACGTACAAGATTTGTGCGATTGGTGCGGATGGGATAGACCAGAAGCAACGGAACTACTTTCCGTATTCGTCCGCAAACATGCGTTGATACGGGATGGTAAGCATTATCGAAAGACTGCAAAGTTTATCGTTATGCTTAAAGACTTGCTAGAGCGTGGCGGGTTTACAGATAAACCGCCGCATTTGCGAAAGGAATACTAATGCCTACGCCAGAAGAAAAACAGCGACGTAAAGACAATGCCGCGACGCATGATGTACAACCTTGTCCGCAATGTCCTGAATTGGGTTGTTGTGTTATTTGTGGTGCGGCTGAATGCGAGCTAGACGAATTCAGTTGCAATGATTATCTAGCGCAAAAGGATTTAAGCAATGCAGATTTTCATTGACATTTTGGCGCGGAAGTTGAGCAGCGCTCATTGTGTTTTTGACGGCGCAGAGAAAACGGAATTGGTGGAAAATGACTCCGCGCAAAAAGCAGCGGCGAAGTTGATTAAGCAAATGCCCGCTTCGCTCCAAATTGCCATGTTGGGGGCGAAGGTGGAACTAGCCCTAGCTAGTGGCAACGGTGGCGCATTGCTGGCCGCTCTAGGCGACTTACAGCTAGGGGTACTCCATATAGCCGCTCAACACAATCTGCCGCTAGAACCGCTGCTAGGCGAATCTATGGCGGGTAGGCAGTACACCGTGGAAACAGCGGGCAAAATGCTAGAAGCGTACCGGGCGGGTCGCCTACGTCGCTCAACCACCCCTTACGATGCCGTAATTTCGGCAATCAAGCGCTCCCAGCAAACCCCGCCCGCGCCTGCGGTCGCAACCGTACCCGCGCCCGCGAAAGGGTAAACCGTGATTGTCAACCAACTTGACGGTTGCTGGCATGATGCCATTATTGAGGGTGTACCGATATTGGTACAGAATACACCCGATGATATTGGCAACCCCGATGTTGATTTGCAAATTCAATTGGCGGAACAATTCGGCTATCGCGTTGCATGGATATACGCGATTAGTCCGAATTTCGCCGGTTGCAATTTGCATTCGTACAATTACCTAGTTGCATACAAAGGCGCGAATTTCAATATCGCGCCGCCGCAAATGAATGAAACGCTAACCAGCGTTTACGATGCTATTGGCGAGTTGCGAGATAGACCCATTGCAGAAAATGATGGGGAATTTGATTCGCATTTACCGTTGAATTGGGCAGAGTTGGAATTGATAACCAACATGCCTAACGGATGGTCAACAGAATCAATGTATCACTATTTTGGCAATAGGTTGCCGCCTAGAGAATATGTACGCGACTTTCGCCGCATTACTTGGAGTGTAGGCAGCGTACATTGTGATACAACAATTCCCATTCATCCAATAGAAAACCGCGCGCTAACTAATGGCGAATGGCAATGGTTGCTATGTGACACTAGCAACGAATGGGTACAACGCCAAATTGATTTGTTTCTATTGGATCATTGGAAACAGCAAGATTGGCAATCAAGATACTGCGGACAAGTACGCAATTGGTTAGGAAAAAACGTACCGGGTATATTCTGCAAAGAGTTTGACATAACAGAATATAAACCGATGTTCCACAAAGCATATTGCGATTCGCTCCGCTTGCATAATTATATTGGATGGTGGAAAGGGAAATTGCATGATACGTTTTGAGAATGGTGGTATATTAGTAAACCATCCATCCGAGTTGCCAAACTTCGTTGGCGCTTCTAGTGTGTTTCTGGATTTTGAGACAACTAGCGGGGATGAAAAACAAGACTCGTTAAACCCTTGGCATCATTGCGGAATCGCTGGAATTGCGATTACGGTTGATGATTGTCCTAACGCATATTACATTCCCTTCCAACATTGGGAACATGCGGACCAGCAAGCGGCGGCAGATTGGTTGTATGATGTTTTGATGAATTGTGATTATTGGATTAACCACAACATCAAATACGATGCGCACGTTTTAGCAAATCAACTTAACATCATTCCGAAGTGTAAGTTTATTTGCACGTTGACACTATCCAAGTTGATTGACTCGGATAGAATCATGCGCGGCGGGTACGGGTTGGACGCTCTTTCGCTTTCATGGTTGAGCGAAGATATATCCAAGTACGAAGCAAGATTGAAACCGTATCTTGTCAACAATCAGGATTACGGACGCATACCCGCCGACATTCTAGGCGAGTACGCTTGTCAAGACGTTTTGACAAACCGCCGCTTGTGGGGTTTCTTACTTGCCAACTTACCGGAGGAATCCGGGGGAGTCTGGAATACAGAAATTGAGTTGACCAAACGGCTATACGAAATGGAACGTAACGGTATGCCGATTGATCCAACTGAATTGCAGATTACCGAATACAAAACACTTAATCGGATGCTCAAAATAGATGATGAGCTAACCAAAATTTGCGGACGATCATTCCGCCCGCATGTAAACGAAGATGCTTACGACGTACTTTGCAATCAGTATGGATTGCCGGTACTAGCGTACACAAAAGACAAACACGGGGAAGAAACTAATAACCCGTCATTTGACAAGTACGCGCTTGCAATGTACCTTGCTCAACCGCACGCGCCGATTGATTTGATTGTATTGATGCAAGAGTACCGTAAGCATAGTCAATTTAATTCGTTGTTTCTAACCCCTTGGCAACGGTTGCATAGAAACGGCAGATTGCACCCGATATACAATCAATGTGTTAGAACGGGTCGATTATCTTGCAGCGACCCCAACGCGCAGCAATTGAACGAATTAGCAAAGATGCTAGTACATCCGAAACCCGGATATGCGTTCATATCAATTGACGCATCGCAAATTGAATTTCGGTTTATCGTTCACTATATACAAGATGCGTCCGCAATCGCTGCTTTCCATGAAAACCCGGATACCGATTTCCATGAATGGGTAGGGTTACAATGCGGGGTTAGTCGTAAACCAGCGAAAACGATTAACTTCGGTATTGCATTTGGCGAAGGGAAAAAGAAACTCACAAAACAACTTTCGTCCAATGTTGAATTGGTGGGAATCATTAAAGAGCAAGTAGAACTAATGATTGCATCGGGGGACATTCCACGGGAGCAAGAGCAAGCATACTTTATGTCCCTTGCTGCCGCCCGTGCATTGCACGTTTACAATACCTATCATCGTACTTTCCCAACAATGAAAGCAACGATGCGAGATATTGAACGGGTATTGAAAGCGCGCGGGCATGTACGAAATATGTTCGGCAGGCGTCGCGTACTCCCGCCAGACAAAGCGTATCGCGGATTCAACACGCTCAACCAATCATCGGCAGCGGATTGGATGAAAGAGCGTACCGTTGCGCTATGCACTATGATTGACGGTACGGGAATTGAATTCGTTGCAAGCGTGCATGATGAAATTCTATTGCAAGCACCAATAGAAATTGCGAATGACCCGCGAACCATCCGCGACTTAGTAGCGTTTATGGAAACGCTAACTATACCGTTGCGAGTACCGATCCGCTGTAGTGTAGGTATGTCCGCAAAGGATTGGAAATCCGCTAGTAAATCTGCAAAACCTTTGCAGTACAACAAAGCGGATGCGACGTACTTGGATCATATCCCGCGCGTTGCGGTTTAGGCGCGGGGTACATATCGCATTTCGTAAAAGTTGTGAATCATAAACAACCAATACGAATTGTTGGCGACGTACCCGATTACTAGGCCGGCGCAGAAAATCAATACCATCAATGCGATAGTATTGATTGTTTGATTGATGAGAATTGCACGCATCATAGTTTTACCCATTCCCATACATCGGGACATTGTTTCGCGGTAAGATATGATTTTTCAGTACGATTGAAAAACTCTAGTACCGCTTTCGTTACACCGGGGTAATCCCGATGCGCCCAATCATGCCCCGCGATAGTTCCGCCAATCTTGATTTTAGGATACCAACATTGTAAATCCGCTTTTACAGATTGGTAATCGTGCGCGGCATCTAGGAAAACGAAGTCTAGCGAATTGTCTGCAAACGCTTTGCTTGCAAAGGTTGATTCGGTTGCAAGTATTCCGATGTTGTCAGATGCTCCGCACTCCCGCACGTTGGCGAACAATGTACCAACGTACCCGTAATCAACATGCCTTTGTCCTACCCCTAGCCCAAAATCAACAGCGAACAACGCGGTACGCTTGCCGTGTTTCTTTAGCGCTTGGGATAGATAGATTGCGGAGCGACCGTACAAACAACCTACTTCTACGGCAATGCCGTTGCTTGGAAGTTTGGCGGCAACGTGGTCATAGTACCCGTTGTAGTTGAAATATCCCGCGACGATTTCCAATTCCTTTTGCGGTTGTGGTCTATTCGTCCGTTGCTCCGCATAGGCAATGTAGTTGCGATACCACCGGGGTTTAATTTCGTATGTTCCTTGCTCAACCGGTAGCGTCCCTATGTTGTTCCAATGCTGTTGCAACTGGTCCGTTGTCCCGCCTGCGCCCGATAGGTGACGCGACC